CAGTCAACGCACCATCACTCATCAACACTTGATTATTTAATAGACGAATTTCGTCCGTTTTTAATATACTTTCTGCCATATTACACTATTGTCCAAGTTGAACCAACTGGTATAACTACAGTTGCATTGTTTGCGATTGTTATTGGTCCAGCAGTCATTGCATTCTTACCTGCTGAGATTGTATAATCATCTGTGATTGTTGTATCATTTTCAAAAAACACTTGATTGTTTCCACCACCTTTTGCTATTGTATCAAACTTAAAACCACCATTACCATCTGCTGTAAGTATTGTACCATTTGCTGCAGTGTTAGCAGAAATTACATCAGTCAATCCAGCTAGATTAGTTACTACTGAATTAAAATAAAACGTGTCATTAGCACCAGCAGTTAATACAGTACCAAGTGTAGCACTAGCAGTATTTACATCATGTAAATCATTTAGCAATTGACTACCACCAAAAGGAACACCACCAACAGTCTGACCGTCATGTAAACGTATGATGCCAGTAACTTTACGATTCGGGCTATCATCACAAATCAATGTGATTTCACCATTCTCTCCCGTAAAGTTATTGTGTTCTGCTACAGTACCTTTGGAAAATTTTATAACTTCTGGCATTTATTTTATTCTATGTTAGAAAAATCAAATATTAATTCTAGTTTGTTGATATCAGCGACCAAAATTCCATCTTGAATTCTTTAAGTTTTTTTAATGATCTTATTTATTCTATATGCATCGGCAATAGAAACTTCATCATGATTTATAACTTTATTTACTGCTGTAAAAAAGTTTGTGTTTTCAAAAATTGTGTTTTCAATTTCAATTGTTCTGCCATATTGTTTTCTCCATTGATAATTATAATTACCTGGCGTTCGTTGCTGAGTATTTGAAGGGCATTTCCGCAAAGGCTGCGTAGAGGTAAGTATTTCCGGTTACATTCCCCATTTTGCTATTCGCATTATCGCAACGAATAAAAAACCCGTTGCTTAAAAAGTCGATTTGATTTTGACCACTACTAGTAGTGCTGGTAGTTTCAACAGCAGCAGAATCAGCTAATAAACAATGATCTATTGGATTAATCGGGCCTCTTTGATTATCAAACATAGCCCAATTACCACTCGAAGTTACATCTTTAATCAAAATGAAACTAGGCTTAAAATCTAATGAACGATAACCTTTATCTTGATGATTAGTACCAGTATACGAACCAAATGCGGAGTAGCCGGGAATACTTGTAAAACAATATGCTATGTACTCATCATCATCATGATGCGTAAATGTGTCTTTAGTTGTAAAAATATTAGAGTTAATTGTGCCGAATGCGTTTCTTGAGTTAATCGCTGCAGTTGTAAAAATTCCAGAATAATTAACACTGCTATGATAAATATCCCAGTTGTATGAAGTGTCTAAATTCTTGCAAATTATAAAATCTGGTGCAGCGCTAAGACCGTGCGGCACAGTAGCAGTAGAAACTGCTCCTCCCGAATCGTCTGGAGAAAGATACTTAATTATACTAAAACCCGCTTTTGTATTAATACTTGCTGATGCTGGAGTAATCGTATAGTTACTAGCGTTACCAAATACAGTTGCTTTATCTGACGTTGAACTAGTATATCCTACATCATTCTTCATATAGATGTTTGATCCACTTGGCGCACCACCGGCTTTCCAATTCCAACTGATATATTGACTAGCTGACCCAGCAGTACCGTCATTGACTTCCGCATTATGATTATCGTGTACTGTAAACCCACTGCTATTGACTGTTGATATTTTAGAATTACCACTATTGTTAGAAGTGTTATTCCTTTCGGCCCCCGAAAAATCTGATATTATCCACTTATCAAATCCTCTGACAGAATCAAAAAGATTATGCGAATTACCGTTATTTCGTCTTTTAATCCAAATTAAATCACTTTGGAAACCTACTGGCACAGCAAAATTACCCCCACCAGTGCTAACACCGTTATATTTTACACATTTAAAGTAGTCTTCCGGCAAATCATCCACTGCTGGATCTATAGCTAAGTTACTTTGAATATTTGATGTGCATAATGCTTTTGCACCCGTTGGTACTGAATGATAAAAGTCTCCTATACCACCAGAATCAGTAGCATTAGCTGATCCGCTAGTTTTATTTCCGCCAAAAGAACTGTCTTGACCGAAATTACAAATAATTCCTGCAGAAGTCGCTGAACTACCAAAGAAAGGTTTAGCACTATTTGGAATATTAGAACTATAATCATATCCGTTCACACCACTGGCTACTTGGGAAAGTGTTAAAGTGGGATGAGTTGTTCCTGTCGCATCATAAAATTGACCATTTTGAGCAAACCAAATTTTTTTATTATCTATATCCCAAAAAACAGAAATAATATCTCCGGTTGCAATTGAAGGCAGTGCATCTTTATTTTGGTAACTAGCATCATAATAGACATTTCCAACATTATTAACTGCCACTGCATCTTGAGAATATCCGCTTTCTTGAGTTTCTATCTTTTGAATTCCCATATAAATGTTTGTGTGGTCAGTTATGTAAACTTCCCAATACCATGTACCGGATGACGGAATTATTGTTGTTGAGTTGTTTGGCCCAGCATTTATTGTTGCGGCTAAATTGCCATTACTAAGTGTAGCAGATTCTGCATCTAAAACATTAAGCGTAGCAAAAGTATTCGTTGGTGAATCAGGAAAAACGTGATCTATAACTGCCATATTAATTTATCCTATTAAAAACCATTTGCTGTCCAATCATTTCCTCTACCAGAAATATCTTGTACAGTTGTGCCGCTAATTGTGCTTGGTGCAAATGTAAGGTGGAAACCATTTGTACCGTAATCTGTTAGTGCATTACCTGTTGGATTGTAAACTTTCGGCAACCAGATACCATTTATACTTTCACCGAATGATGTTGGGGTCAATGCTTGTCCGTCTATGAAATGGATGTTGGCGAGGTAGCCAATTATGTTATTGCTTCCTCCAAATCCACCTCCACCAATGAAACTGCCATAATTACCAGAGACAGACATCCCGTTTTCAGCAAATGCCACTGATGACGAAGTTGTGTTAGTTGTTGCTAAACTAACCAAACTGCCATTAATGTAAAAACTTTGTGAAGTGCTGTTTTTATGCACCAATATATGATACCACGCAGATGTATCTCTAAATACCGCACTGGATCTGTTAAGTAATGCAGAACTGCCACCCCACTGGACACTAAAAGTATCATCAGTATGAAAGTAGATATCAAAAGTATTTGAGTTCCCCGATTTGAATCCTCCGGTCATATAAAAGTTTGTTCCTAGAACTGATCTTTTAACCCAAAAAGACCAAGTCTTAATACTTGAATTGGTGCTGTTATCACTTGTGCTTTTACTTAAATAGCTGCTCCCATCAAACATCAAGGAATTTTCAATCACAGGTTTCACAATGATTGTGGGTTGTCTTGTTGTGGTTTTTTGTGTTGCACCCGGGTCACTACCAGTGCTTTGTGCATTTATAGTAACTGTATATTCTATTTCTGTATTTGCTGCAGGAACACTACCACTCAAATCACCAGTGTTTGCATCAATACTTAAACCGCTAGGTAAATTACTCCCACTATAAGTTACTATATCTCCTTCAGGGTCTGTTGCTGTAGGTAAATCTATATTGACATTTGTAATTGCTTGTGGTAAAATAGTAGCAATATTTGTGCTTGTAAGTGACCAAACAGGAGCTTCATCTACATATAATGCATTTAGTTTAGTAACACTTAAACCACTGGATTTTGTAACAATTAAATTGTAAGGTTCTTTTGCGGCATCAAAATCTGTGTTATCAAAGGTGATTCTAATTTGACCACTATTATCAAAAATAAATGCAGTTCTATTTACAGCGGTACTATCTACCGTACTCACAAATTGAGTTGTCATTCCTGTGGATTCAAAATTAGTGCCGACCACAGTAAATTGTGTTGTACCTGAAACAGTTTCTGTTGTGGCAGGAGAAATACTGGAAATTGTAGGTGGTTGATCTCCAAGTTTTCCCCAAGCTGTTGTTGTTTCATCATATAATTCATACTGGTCTAATTCTGTGTTATAACGAATCATTCCAGCAATAGGTGAACTAGGTCTTTGTGCTGTTGTACCTTTTGGAACTATAATTGCATCCGTTTTTCCACTTAAATCTATAGTGACATTTTCTAATTTTGCAAATCCATTTGTTTCTGATATAATTATATCATTTGTAGAAGAAACAATTGTAGAATCATTTGCTAAAAGAATAGTTTTACTACCTTCAGGTACGGCATATCCCAATCTTGTATCTACACTACCTAAATCAATAACTGTACGACAATCACGCAATTCTGTAATTTCTCCACCATCAATCAAATCTTGATTTAATATAGATAATGAATGTCCAAAGAAGAAACTACCATTTCCATCTGTTGTAAGCACTTGGTCTGATTCACCATCAGCTATGCCTAAATCTGTTAGTGTGCTTGCGCCTCCCGAAGCAGCATTAGCAAAAGAATAGTTTCCTAAACCGTCTGTAATTAATACTTGATTTGCACTACCATCAGTTATTCCCAAATCAGTAAGAGTGCTGGCACCAGTAAATGTGAGTGTTTTAGGATTAGCTACAGCATCTGTTGTAATTGTTATTCCAGAACCTATTAACTCTAATGTATCTAAACCAGTTGCTACTAAATCACTCTGACCAGAAACTTTCAATGTTTTGAAAGTTGAATTCATTTGAATCTTTACTGCACCTGCTCCTAAATCAACAACATCAAAACCACTATCACTATCAAATCTAAAATCATTTACATTTGTAACTGTTGATAGAATGGCATTTGTAGTATTAGTTTTGGATACTGCTATAGGGTCACTAGCTGCGGCAAAATAAAAAGAACCATTACCATATGTTGTCAATACTTGTGAATTAGTTCCATCTATAATATTTAAATCAGTAAGTAATGTTGGTTTATTGTCAAGTAATTGTATTGACGTATTTGATACCGCTCTACCTACAATACTATATTCTGTTTTGGATGTGGTTAGGCTTCCTGTTTTATCAACATAATAAATTTGATTTTCTGTGAGACTTGTTTGATTATCAGCAATGTCTCCAATTATGAATACAGAACCTTCCTGAGTAGCAGCAATTGAATCCTTTGCTATTCCAATATAATTATCTACGTTATCTTTATATTCGGTTCCAAACGTTGAATATACATTTATTCTACCAGGACCAGTAGCACCATTTTTAAATCCTATTAAAATTCTATTGTATGTGGTATCAACTACACTAAAAACTTCATATGTAGCACTGCTATTGAATATATCTGTAGCTTCAAATGTTATAGCTCCGTTTTCAATTATACCGGATTTTACTGTACCATAATTACTGTTTCCAAAATCATTGTATGAAATTGAAATTCTCTCATTTACATTATCATAACTCAAACCTATTGGTACGGAAGTTGCAGAATTGAAAACAACAGAACTTCCAAATGTTATTGAGTTGCCAGATATCTGTCCTATAGAATATGCACCATAGTTACTATTAGTATTATCACGGAAAGCAGCAACAACTATGCCATTTGAAGCATAAGTAAATTTTACAAAATCTGCTGTACCTGGAGAGGCAACGGCAGGTGAGCTTGTTGTTATTGTTGTTCCAGATACAGTTGCGATAACACATCTAGCGGATGATCCTATTAATGAATATCCGATAATTATTTTATTTGTATCATTATCTATACTTAAAGAAATCGTTTCTGTATTGGAAGCCTCAAAAACAGTTGTTTGTCCAAATGTAATTGAATTTCCATTAACAGTTACCGCCAGTACATTACCTGCTCTACCTGTAGGACTCGCACTATCTGAATATGCTATTATTATTTTACCAGAATTTGGGTCATATATTGTCGCATTATAATTTTCTGTACTACTATCAAATGTTATTGGAGATTGTAAATTTATAAGATTGTTACCAGAAATTTCAGCAATATATACATCACCTAAAAATGTAAAAACTGCTCTATTTTGAACGGGGTCTATCGCACCAGTCATCAAATTATATTGAGAAGTAATCTGAAGTGGTGTTCCAAATGTTATACTTCCGTCAGCATTAACCGTTCCAAGTACACCGTAGCAAGCAGAGGAACTTCCAACCGCATATGAAACAAGTACTTTGTTTAAAGTTTTATCATATTGAACATATATGTTGTCACTAGCATTACTATCAAATGTTGTAGTAGCACCAACACTGTTAGTTCTAACACTCGCTTCTGCTGTCTTTTCAATTTTACCATTATCTAATAAACTTACTAAATCTCCTGCTGTAATTGAACTATTTGCTGTAAACTTAGTGTAACTATTTTCAATTAATGTAGAGACATCAGATTGTAATGCAAGGGAAGCATTATTGATTTTTAATGTGGAAGTGTTTGCGTCAAATTCAAGCTTACCATTGACTCCACCGAGAAATATTGTATTGGCATTTATTGTATTAGCATCTAGACTTTCAAGAACATTGAATGTATTTGCTTCAAAGTTTCCAGGAAGAACAACTCTACCATTATTAATTATATCTCCCTGAGGACCGTGAATCCTACCAGAAAGATATAATCCTGAATTGGCGTATCTTTGTTCTAATACATCAATTTTGAGTATGCTTGCCATTTATTTTTTATACTACGGTGAGTGTTCCATTGAGAGTGATTACACCATTCAGAGTAACGGGACCAACTAGCATTGCGTTCTCTCCTTCTGGTATTACTATATCACTATTTATCTCATCCGGTGTGGAGAACATTGGATGATATGCCTTTTCATTTTTGGCATTATGCATAGAACTTCTAAAGCCTGGTGAGATCACTTCAACCATTACAATATCATCTGTGTCTCTCTCCGGAACAATAATAGTTTTATTTACATAATCAATTGTAAAATCTACTTCAGATAATCTTAAACCATTTACATAAACATTGATACGTTCTGTTGGTGATATTGGATTATGTACTTGAAAGTTAGTTTGATATTTTGCTGCAGTGAAAGTTTCTTTGGCATATGTTGAACGTGATAGGTCTGTGATTTCACTTGTTCCATATAGGTCTATGACATCATTTGCTAATGGCGCATCTACAAAAGTAACAAATGTGCCTATATCATTTAATAAATAATCTTCGGTTTCTTTTAATTTTATACCATTTTGAAATACAAGTACTGCACCACCTTCATACTGAACACCAAATGCCGTTCTAACACCATCACCAGTGTATGAACGATGGTCTTGTATTTTTTCTTGTGTGGGTTGATTTCCTATGAATGGCATTAATCATTCCTCATGTTGTTGTATTGGTTCATCTGCCGGTTCTGGTTCATTGCCTTCTGCTAGCCATGCCAAGTATTCTTGGTAATAATTACAATCCTCAGATAAAGGAAAACTTACATTACCACCTACTATCATAATACTAATAGGTTTATTATTTGGTCCATTGATTAATTTATATTGCATTTACAACTCCGAAGTAAAACCTAGATAAGCATTTTGCCAATTTGAATCTTCAAACTCTAATTGATAGTAAGTACCACTTGTGACATTTGAATTTCTTACCCATCCAACTTTCACAGTTTGTTTAGTTGACCCGTCATTGTGTAGTCCATTAACACCTTCTCCTGCAGGGGGTAAATCAAAATGGCTAAGATTTGAATATTCTATTGCTATAGCACCTCGCATACTGACTGGAAGATACACATGAGCATTTCCCTGTGTAGAACTCCACGCTCTTCCAACACCAATTGCAGCATATTGTGATGCTGGTCTTATAAAATGTGCGTAGCGTTGACACAAACTTAACTCTAACCCATAAGGCCGATGCTCGAACGGTGTCGCAACTGTGCCTTCTTCAAGCTGGACTTGGGCAATGTCAAAGGTTCCAGATTGGTTGCCTAATGAATTAGTTCTAGAAGAATTTATGTTAGCACCTGCTTCAAACCAAAAATTTAAACCTAAGTAATCATTAGCATCTGTGCCAATGGTCTTTCCACTAATAGACGGAATAGAAACAGTAGTTGTAAATTTCTGCCACGAACTTGTTAGTGTGTGAGTTGTTGTCCCAATTGAAAGAACGGAAGGTGATGGAGAACCACCAGTTCCGAAATATTGAATAATTTCAGTTGCAATGTTTTTATTGGAACCTGTTGTTCTGGCCCAAAAGCTCAATTTTGCTGTTTGCCCTGCTAATGTTTTAACATCTTCTATATTTTGTAGGGTTAGACAAATATCACCATTCCCACCTGAACTTGTAAATACAGTCCTTAAATAATATTTAGGATTGTCTGGAACATCAGTTTGACCTAAAGCAAATACTCCTTGTGATGCTGTTTTAGATGATGGCCCAGAATGAGTGTTATTCCACCTATCTGCACTTCCATACCCACTACTTGTCTGACTTGTCCCACGTTGCCAAATGTCAAAATTACCATTGATAATCTTGTTCCGAAACATATAACTACTGCTAGGAACAACATTATTTGCAAGAGTAACTACTCCCCCACTTTCACTTATAACATTATTTCCAGTACTATCTACAACTGGCAGACCCGTAGAAAATTGTACATTGTTTGTTCCAAGAAAATTAGAATCAGATATTTCAACATTTCGTATACTTCCACCAGTAATATTCACATCACTTCTTTCTAACACTTGACTTGTTGGTATATTATAACCAATGATTTCTACATTATCCGCTGGATTAATTGTTAATGTGCTTGTAGAAATTCTTACATCAGTACCATTATTAGCAGTATAGTCTGTATGACTTATATTATTACCTGCTACAAAAACAGATATATTACCCGGTGAATAGTTCACATAGAATGTATAGTATCCAGGATTTGTAACAGTATCTGCAGATGAACCAAGAAATTGTTGATGGTCAACTGCTGACCTTGTGTTTATACTTTTTACTGCTGAACCAATGTACGGCATTTAAATCCTATATTTTAATTTGTTAAATATACTATCGAAAGTCCAAAATAATTATTGGAAGAATTATTAAATACAAATATTTGAGTTGCTGAAACATTTGCAGTAAAAGAAGTGCCACTATTCATTTCTAAAATCTCAATTAGATCTGAGCCGCCAGAAATAACACAACCAGGATTTACAATGCCAGAGCCAAGCATTCTTACATAAAAATTTCCTGCAAATTTTGCACCGTTGAATGAACCACCATCAGATGTAAATGGAAGGCCGCCTACTCTAACATTACCACTAGAAGTGTAATTAAAAGCTCCACTAGCAAAAAATGTTACATATACATTTTTTCCTGTTTTTACATAATTGGCATACTGAACACTAAATGGTATAGTACCATTAGCATCATATATATTTGGAACCCAAGTACCCTCCTCATAATCATTCAGAAGATTTGAACTAGGATTTCCACTTGTGGCATACGCATCAAAATTAATTCCTGAACCACTAGCCAAATAGATATCACTTGTCAATGGTGAAGAGGATGTACCTAATTTTATGGGTAAACCACTTGCAGTAACACCATCATGAATTCTTATTTCACCAGTTGGTACTCTATCGTTTGTTGTATCTGTGATTAAAGAGATTTCACCTTTTCTACCAGTATAAGTAGAATGTTCGGCAAGTGTACCTCTAATATGTTGTATACTATTATTTGACATGTAATTATATTAAATGAATTTTACTATTTTATTATATATTTATCAAATGTAATAGTAAAATAAAATCGCAAAGATCGCTGGTAAAGTTAATAAAGAAATAAGCATAACTAGAAAATGAAAACTGAACAACTCTTCTTTGGTGAACAAACTTTTGAACAATGAATAATCTTGTTTAAGTTTGTCCTTGAGATAGGTCATGGGTTAACCTATTAGAAATCCACTAAATGTACTGTGACCGCTTCCATAATAATATAAGCTTCCTGATTGTGAAGCAGCATACACACTATCACCCAATTGTAAATAAATTAAACTGGAAGTAGAATTACTAGCATTACCTGAACCTCCACATATACCATGTTGACATTGATTGTAAGTACTACTATCATTAACATAAAACATCGGTCTACTACTACTAGTATTTTCTTTTATAGAAGAAAATGCAAAAAAATATAATCCTTGTTTTGGTGCTGTAAATTTATAAGTTGTTGTATCATAACAACCGCCCTGATTATAATTAACATTGTTACCAGGAAAAGGTACACCGGCATTTACTGTTAAGTAATTAGAATTACCACTAGCAAAAGCTACAAATCCAGGTACATTAGGCTTACTTTCCAATCCAGCAGAACTCATTCCCCATAACTTGTTCGCAGCATTGTATACAGTAAACTCATCATCAGTTGTTGCTTTCAAACTGAATGTCTGAGTTGGTCCTTTGATTTTGATTTCTTGATTGCTATCTGAAAATTCTATACCTGTAGAACCAAATATTTTAACTGACACTTGTTTCTCCTGGTGGTGTTGGCCATTCTACATTGATTAGATTGCCATTATCATCTAGTGCAGGTGTTTGTGTTTCTGGTAAGTCTCGGAGTGCTTGTCGGTATGCTCTCCATTCATCTGTCATTACAACATCTGAATTTGCCATCCAGTCTGATTGTTGGAGGATTCGGTTGCGTTCTATTCTTAATAGGCGTAGTGGTTCTGCTGCTTCTAGTTCTGCTATTTTTGCTTGGATTTGCTCTTCAGTAGGTAATTGTTGATTGTACAATGCTGTAACATTCCCATCTGAATCAATAGCGACTGGGCCACAACCTAATTCATTAATTGCTATTAGTTTATTCATCCTGCAATCTCTGTTAATTTATAAACTGCTGTTGAAGATCCAGTCCAAAAGTTAGTGGCAAATTGTTGTCCTTGATTTACATTTAAATGAGTATTTATATAAATATTTGTAGAGTAAGAATTTATAACCCACAAATAATAAGTTTTCGGTGTAACAGAAATAATGTTTGAATCACAGGTTATAAAACTTACATGATCTCCGTGCCGAGATCCGTTAATATAAGGTGGAGCGCCTCTAGAAAAATTTGTAATTGTACTACCCTCAACTCCTATTTTATTACCCGATAATGTTGTAGATGATGCCCCCCAAGTAAAGCCATATCCAGTGTCATTTTGTATATCAATTTGCAGACTTGCTTCAATTAAGACAACTGAGTTTGTACTAGACAAATTGTTATCAAATGTAATACTAACTCCAGTGTATGTGTCTCCTTGACTGCCAAATCCACCTCTAGCAGTAGAATCTTTAATCACCTTTGTCTGAATCACATGCCCAGCAGGAAACGTGACATTTGCGCCTAACGCACCATCACTCATGATTACATTATCATTCAAATCTCTTAGTTCTTTTATTCTTAAAGCACTTGGCATCTATCAATTCTCCGGTGGTGTAGGCCAATTTACGTTAGTTAAATTTCCAAACTCATCTAGTTGTGGTTCACTATTTACAGGCAAGTCTCTGAGTGCTTGGCAATACTCATACCATGCTTGACTTGGTGTTAGGTCTGAACGAAAACGCCAATCTGTTTCTTGTAGCAATCGGTTGCGTTCTATTCTTAATAGGCGTAGTGGTTCGGCTGCTTCTAATTCTGCAATCTTTGCTTGGATTTCTGCTTCGGTTGGTTGAGGCCGAGAATCATGCCATTCAACTATTTTAGTTTCACTAAGAGAAACAACAGCATTGGGTGTAAAAAAATTAATTGCTTCAATTAAAAAATTCATTGTTGTACCTCAAAAGCGAAAAAGTTATTTATAGCTTGAGGTCGTACTTTAAAATAATAATTTGAACTAGCTGTTTGATAAGTAAGTTTATATCTATGACTAGCACCTGTAGGAGTATCAAATGCTGTTAAAGTTAACATACCTTGATGCTGAATGTTAGTTCCTGCCTGTTGGTTAACCCCAAGTATATCATTCGCAGTTTGATTAATTACTAAATCATTAGTGGGATCTCCATTGCTATCAACAGTCAATGAATCTCGACAAATACCAAATGATCCAAAAATTGCATCCACCCCAGAACCATATATGCTATAAGAAAAAGTAAACATCAAAAATATCTTGTTCCCAGATGTAATATTTGATGCATCAACATAAAACTCTTCTGTACTAGAACCACTTATAGTCCCATCACTTTTAACAGTTATTGCTGTTGTGCCATTATAATTGACAGAGTTTTCAATTTGATATGTTCTATGAAATGTTTGAATAATATGCCCAGCAGGAAACGTAACATTCCCACTCAACACACCATCACTCATCAACACTGTATCGTTTAGTCTTCTAATCTCATCAGTCTTTATTATACTCGTTGCCATTTATACCACCGTCCAAGTTGAGCCATCAGGCACTGTTATAACTACACCATTTGCTACTGTGATTGGTCCAGCAGACAACGCATTAGTATTCAATGGAATAGAATAGGATGTTGTGAGTGTCGTATCGTTTTGCCAGAACACTCTATCATTTCCTCCACCAGTTGCTCCAATCTTTGTAGCATCTGTCAGGCTTGTTCTACTGTAGACAACCACGATGTCATTTTCATTAGGTGCATCTGTCAATGTCACTGTCTGACCAGAGATTGAATAGTCCGCAGTGTTCAAACGTATACCATTTAGATAGACATCTGTATGACTTGGAACAATACGTCCGCTTGTTGTGAACGATGTTTCAAGTGCTGCAGTCACTGTGAATTCTTGTCTTGCCTCTGTGATTTGTGGACCAGTGATGTAGTTGTTCTTGCTAATCACAGCAACCAAATCACCACTCACCGCAGCATCTGTCAATGTGATTGTCTTTGTGCTTCCTGTCACCGTGAAATCATCTATGGAAAGCTTGATTCCATTGACAAACACATCTGTCAGACCATCCGTGATTTCGTTGAATGTGATGAAATCTGTTTGTGTGTTTGCTGTAACTGTGAATTCTTCTCTTGCTTCTGATGCAACTGAGTACTCTGAAACATCAACACCTTTCTTCATGATGACCGTGATTACGTCATTTAGATTCAAACTAAACAACATGGTCATCACTCTACCATTGAATGAATAGTCCTCTTGAGACAACAACAAACCATTGTAGTAGACGTTTGTGTATTCTGGTAGCGGGTCAGAGGATAGAGTGTATGCAGTAACTGCGGTGTTGGTGACTAGAATCTCTTGTTTGATTTCACTAATCTTCACACCTTGTGTGATTTCGGTGCGATATTCAAAACTGATTAGATCATCTTTGTTGGCGGCTGCATTGAGTGTGACTGTTGCACCATCGGTAGCTACGAAATCATCTGCAGATAAACGTACACCATTGCGGTAAACTGTGATGTATCCGACAAGATATCCGTTGGTGTTGAAGACAGATTGCGTTGTTGCAGTTACAATCTGGTCTTCTTTGCTTTCAGATATTTGTAAAACTGGTGAGTTACCGATGTATGACATACTATTGTTAATTTAAATTGAGTAAAATTGTTTTACTATATTTATCATGTAACGGGTGGTTCCTCTTGCGGTGGTTCATCTGATGGTTCTGGTTCATTGCCTTCTGCTAACCAAGCTAGATACTCTTGATATTCTGTGTTCCCCGATGCAAATGGTACTGTCATTTTATTATCATTAACATCAGTAATAACTACTAATCTTTCAATAATCTCCCCAGATATTGGGGATATAGTATTCTGCAATCTTGCTGTTTTAATAATCATAATTCCGCTATAATCTGTAAATCGCCAACTGAAGTATTATAGTTTGACCTATATAGACTTAACTTTTGTTTAGTAATTAGTTGAATAGTATCGTACAAATGACTATAAGCAGTCGTTGGGACATCTCTTTTTTCAACTTTAAAAAAGACAATTGAATAATGATTACCAGAACCAGAGTCATCTCCACTATACATAGCCCCCTCAAATTTTTCATAATACCTCTGACACAACCCTAACTCCAACCCATAAGGACGATGCTCAAACGGAGTGGCAACGGAGCCTTCTTCAAGCTGGACTCCGGTGATGTATAATGTTGCTCCAGATGTTTCAATGAGTTTAACACTTGAAGATGTTCTTTTTATATTTCCAGATGACCAAACATTAGCAGACCCTTCGTAGTCAGAACCAGAACCAAGGTCAAAAGTGATATGTAATCCCTTACCATTGGTATTTGAATAAGTTGATCCAGTGTTAACATCACCAATAAAGGTTAAGGTTTTGTATTCCCAAGTATTTGAAGTGCTTATAGTATATTCTTTAGGAATGCCTGTTCCAATTGGAATTGCCCCATCTTGCAAACTTGCTGAAAATGTTGCTGGATAAGACAAGCCAGTAGATTTAACCCAAAATGAAAGAGTAACAAATTTAGCGTTCGTTGAACCAAACATTAAATCAGAAATATTGTATCCTTCAATTACATGATAAAAGATATTCAAATTACTTCCTGCCGGACTCGCACCCGTTCCAACTGTAAGTTTTACAGAATTACTAAACCCTACTCCACTAGGCACATCTGTTGATTGTTGTGCAGTATGTCCTGAACCAGATGCCGCATATGCTCTCCATCTATCAACAGGAAGATTATTTGCATTTGACAAAACCACACTACTTCCAGCATTTCTCTGGTCAATTTGCATATCCCCATTAATAATCTTATTCCGAAACATCATACTCTGGCTAGGTTTCAAATCGGCAATGGAAACCTCACCATTTGATACGCTTAAATCGTCTGCAAATTCTGCTATGTTTCTAGCTTTGGTCATGCTTGCGGTTCCTCTTGTTGTGGTTCATCTGGTGGTTCTGGTTCATTACCTTCGGCTAGCCAAGCAAGATATTCTTGGTAGTCAGTGTTTGCTGGGTCGAAGGGGATATAGGCATTGTCTTCAATTCTTATAATAAAATCAGGTATCCGAAGTTCACCCATTGGATCAATGTAATTTGCTTGTAATTTATATGTATAACTCATTTTTTATAACTCTGCTTCGGCAGTTGCATTAGTCCAACTAGCATATCCACCATTATAGTAACATGAAACAAAATCGGTATTTCGGTAATCAACAACAGAACCAGAGTTGTTGCCAGTACAAGTAGGTTGCGCTCTAAATGTTTCCTTAAATTGCCAAACCGCATAACTTGCACTGCCCTGTGTCCCGTACAAATTACCAGAAATCTTCTGGTAATACCTCTGACACAACCCTAGTTCTACCCCAATTGGACGATGCTCGAACGGAGTTGCGACTGTGCCTTCTTCAAGTTGGACTTGGGCAATGTCAAAGGTTCCAGATTGGTTGCCTAGTGAGTTGGTTCTGGAATTGTAAGTTGAACCTGCCTCAAACCAAAATATTATTTGAAAATAGTCATTACCATCTGTGCCAATAGTTTTTCCACTAATAGATGGAATGGAAATAGTGGTTGTAAATTTTTGCCAAGAAGGTGTTAGACTATATGTAGTGACCCCAATTGAATTAACTGAACTAGATGGAGATCCTCCAGTTCCAAACGTTTGCTCTGCCTCAGTTGCAATATTCTTATTAGAATCAGCTTTTGCCCAGAAACTTAATGTTGCTGTTTTCCCAGCTAATGTTCCAACTCCTTCAATTCTATGAAAAGCAACAACTAAATTTCCAGACCCATTTGCGCTTGTTACCACATGTCTTAGATAATATTTTGGATTGCCTGGAACCTCTGTTTGCCCAAGAGTAAAGGATTGTTGTGATGCTGTTTTGGAACTTCCAACGTTCCCTAAACGCCACCTGTCTACACTTCCATAATCATTACTCGTCTGACTTGTCCCACGTTGCCAAATATCAAAGTTTCCATTAATAATCTTATTCCGAAACATCATACTTTGGCTAGGTTTTAAATCATTAATAGTGACTTCACCATTACTAACTGATATATCGTCTGCAAGTGTGCCTAATCCTACTACTTTACTCATGCAGTCTCTCCCGGTTTTAGTGGCCATTCATCAAACATCAGCATATCATTTTCATCCAGTGTAGGAGCAGGCACTTCACCATTCGCAATACGTTGTGGTAATTCTCTCAACTCAAAACGATAGTCTTCCCATTCAGGTTGGTCTGCATATGGATAGTCTGTTGTCATGCGCCAATCTGTTGATGCTAGGAGTTGGTTGCGTTGAATTCGGAGTTGGCGTAGTGGTTCTGCGGCTCGGAGTTCTTGAATCTTTGCTTGGATTTCTTCTTCGGTTGGTTTTCTCTGATTTTCATCAAGCCAGTTCAGTGTTAATCCAAATAAAGTAAACTTTGCGTTGGGACTTATCGCATTTATAGCATTTCTTTTTTGTTTATGAGCAGTCATTATACTTGAATCTCCATTGCCATAATTTGACTTTTGATTCTGTCATCCCGAATTGAACAAGGAGTTACTACTGTTTTTGCGTAAATTGTAAAAGTATGACTGGTACTAGTAGAAGTGTAAAAAACTGACCCCACACTATTAACTAAAAATCGACCAGACCCAGCATCTGTCGTTTGTGTCAAGGCTACATCTCCTGATAAAGCTAAATCATCTGTTGAATCAACATAAATAGTTGAATGGATGTCTCCATCAACGTCAGCTAAAAATGAATAAATAATGTAGATAGAATTTCCAGTTGTGATGTCACTCAACGTAACGCTTGTGTCTGTTGCACCATAGCTTGATGACAGTGTTTTTTCAGTGTTAGTAGTTGAGTATCCTTGACTAAAATTAACAATATTCCCAGCAGGAAACGTAACCGTTGAGTCCAGCGTTGCGTTGCTAATCGTTCCTACAGCACTTATAATCTCTGTATCAGAACTATTCTTGAGAGTATGATTCAGTCTGACACCTTGTCCCAAATTTGCTTCTGCTATTTGGTCTACTTTAAGAATCCCTGTCATGTTATGCTGGTTCCTCTGGCCAAGTGATGTTTGTTAGATTACCAAATTCATCTAATTCTGGAAAACTGTTTGCAGGTAAATCTCTAAGTGCTTGTCGGTATGTTTTCCATGCTTCTTTGTCATTGAATGGGTAATCTTCAGTCATTCGCCAATCTGTTAATGCGAGGAGTTGGTTGCGTTGAATTCGGAGTTGGCGTAGTGGTTCAAGACTTTTTAACCTGTCTACTTCAGTCATCACTTCTTCTTTAGAAGGAATTGCAAGACCTTGACTTCTCCAAATTATTGAATCGTAACTATTATCCTCTACTATGAAGCTAGCATCTGGTTGTAAATTTTGAATTGCGATTGCCAAAAACATCAAATCCTTTTTATTTTTCAAATTCTTCAATAATTATTGTCGTAATTCCACTTGCTCTGTAGTCTTGGTCTGTTCCATTTTGCGCTCGATTGAACACTAAAATATCACCACCTTGAGTTCTTATCCAAAATTTGTATTTCATAGAATCTCCAGCACTATGAGTCGTATAATCAAAGTGTGAAAAACTAAACGGTTTTGCGTGATTTGCATCACGATGATATGGAAGCTTTCCAGTATCGGGATAACTGCCAAAAGATGCTATGTTATCATTATTATTTATATCTTTTATAAGATTATCAGAACCACTATTTACTTGAACGTATAATCTGTAACTTGCTGAATGATACTCATAATTAACCCCATACTGGGAACTCATTGTATATTTGAAACATGAATTGTTAGATTTTGCAGTAATAGTTGTATCAAAAGAATTAAAAAATCCTTCACCAACATTAGTATATTCTCCTCTAAAAGAGGATACCTGATAGTTTATAACCGCCCCAGCAGGAAACGGAAACGTCACGCTACTATCCATACTGACCAAGCCAGTTGCATCTGAATGTGTTGCGAGTGTTACGCCACCAACTTTAAGAGTTCCCGCCATTATCGTATATCCAAGTTGCCATCAACAGTTAAACTACCAGTAACAGAGACTTCACCAAATACAGTGAGTGCTGCATTTTCTTGTACGTTTATGATACCAGGTAGTGTTATTGGTCCAATAAGCAATGCATTAGTGTTTGCTTCAACTACATGATTATATCCAAAAGAACTATCATGTGTTAGGACACCAACGGATGCAAAGGTTGCTAAATCTTCTGCTGTACTCATATATTTTGGTTAAGAAAGTTTTATATTATATACAATATTTATGATGGTTCAACAGGCCAATTATCAAAAACTAATTGATAATTTTCATCTAATGTAGGAGCAGGTATAACACCAGTTTCTATTTGTTGAGGAAGTTGTCTTAGTTCCTCTCTATATGTTTTCCAAGCTTCTTGGTCATCATATGGATAATCAGTGTTGACTCTCCAATCAGATTGTGCTAATTTAGAATCTCTTTCCATTCTTAATAATTCCATTGCTGGAATTGGTTCTGGAGTTGGCTCTTCTTCTTTAACAGGAATTAATTCAACAATCCATTCGGCTCCATTGAATTTACATGTGTGTGTTTCTTGATTAAATTCTGGTGGCTCCACATCAGTGCATTGTCCTGGCATTAACCATACTCCAGGCTCCAATGGAGATTCTTGCCTTGGAACTTGATTTGCGTTATGTATATTATATGCTATCATTTTACCTTTAATATTTTATACAAAATTGAACAGAAGCATTATATGGATTTGTTTGATCGGAATATCTAGGATTACCATTTGTTCCATCGGGAGTTGGCTGCAATACTTCAGAATCGTAAAAAGCAACTGTTGGACCATTATCCGCTCTTCTACTTATTCTATAAGTTGCCGTTCCTGCATAAGTTCTAACTCTATGATAGTGTCCTTGAAATTGGTCTTCTTGGAAACTTCCAACAGCAACTGCGGTTTTATTTCTTGCGTTTATTGTCCCTGTTCCAGTACCTCTTAAAAAAGCACCTTGTAAATTCGGTAAATTAAATGTACTAGAACCATCACCTATACCCCATGCTGTGCTGATTGCTGTAAATAAATTAACGTATGTTGTTCTTGAAATTGCGGACCCGTCACAAATTAACCATCCTAATGGTGCTGTTTCGGCGGCATAATTTAATATTGTACCAATTGGTGCTGCACTTAACAAAGTACTAGATAAATCAGAACCTCCAATTTGAATATTTGCACCCATGTTAGTATTTGTTATTGATGAATCATCAATCGTTACTGTATTTATTATAATTTGGTCATTTACAACATCTAAATTGTTTATAAATCTTGAAAATATTTTAGCCTTACTAGCCATCTTACCTTTAAAATTTTATACAAAATTGAACAGAAGCATTATATGGATAAGTTTCTGAAGTGTGTCTGGGTGTTCCATTACTACCATATTGTACAATGTCATGGTTTGTAGTCATAGTTTGATTATAATTTGTACTTGTTGTAACTAAATTCATTCCACCACTATACCCCGTTTGCCAACCTTCACTTCTATACTGATGATGGTGTGATTGAAAATTATCTTCTTGGAGACTTCCAACAGCAACTGCGGTTTTATTTCTTGCGTTTATTGTCCCTGTTCCAGTACCTCTTAAAAAAGCACCTTGTAAATTCGGTAAATTAAATGTACTAGAACCATCACCTATACCCCACGTTGTTCCAACTACAGTGAACAAATCACTATAGATTGTTCTAGATATTGCAGAACCATCACAAACAATCCACCGATTTGTTGTTTTCCATTCAGTTGTTGTTGCCATTGAAAACGCACCAATCATTCCCACAAAAGCAGGTATTGGATTAGAACTTATTTCAGCAGCAACATCTGTTTCCGTAGGTGATAAATCAGCAACAGAACTTGTTCCGCGATGTGCTAGATAGTTTGATTTATTAATTAGTTTAGAAAAACTTCTTGCTCTGCTCATGTTTTTTAGAAAGTTATTGTTGGTAAAAGATCTTCAATTTTTTTTAAAGTAGCCTCTTCATTATATTTACCTTGTTCATCTAAAACAACATCAATGGTCAATGATTTTTCTCTATCATTTTCATCTATGACTAAGATTTCCATGTCATGTTTAAGTTCAATTTCAAAATCTTCTTTAGAAGTAATAGTATTTGTAGGCTCATCAAAATAAACTATTGTTGCTCCATTTGAAACTGGGCTCATATATTGTCTTGTGACTATAAATTCTTTAATCATATTTTACTCCTTTTTAACATGCATATACTATAAGTGAACGCCAACTTGAATACTGCCAATAATAATGATATCTATATCCATTATAGAGATTATAATCTTGAGTTAATCTTAAAATAAAATAGTATCTCCAAACATTATATGGTTGTGTAAATGAATTGCTACTATAGAAGGTTGCGCCTGAAATATTAGGTTGAAAAACTACGTTTTCATCTGCAACAAAGTTTGCAGTAGTTAAAGTAGGCGGTTCTGAACTCATTTGAACATACCAAAGTGTTCCACCACCTCCAGTACCATTTGGAAGATTTAATGATGTATAAACACCTTGACAATTTCCAATATGACTCCAATTCATGCCATTTGGATGCTCTACCCAGAAACGATATCCAGGACTAACATGTCTAATTGGGGTAACTCTCCAATTATCATACCAAGTTTTTTCGTCACCTTTTTCATCATGTGCATTCATTTGTCTAGTTACACCGAGAGTGTATGTTCTTGTTCCTGTAATTTCAACTTCTTTAAAACTGTTTCCATCCCAATTACTAATTGTTGTTCCTGTATCTCCAATGTCTGCAGCGGAAGTTGGGGTAGCACTATAAAAAACCTTATATTTATCCACAACAGAACTTGTGCCACCATTAGCAGGATCTGTCATTCCGTTCCAAGCATATACTTCTGCTGGAGTCCATGTCCAATTTGGATTAATTTCCACGGTCCTTGTTGGTCGGGCATAACTTATATAATCAGATTGAACATCTACATCATTGATAGTTATATTTGGATATATTGTACCCATAAAATATGATTTTGGAGGAGAATGATATTCATATGGTGTGGGATTGATATCATAATTTTGTGAGTTTGCAGTATTTGTAGCTTTTACCCAATAGTACAATTTAAAATCTGGGTCTTGCGTAGTGTTAAATTCTTTAGTTTGTCCAGATACCTGACTGTCATTTGGATTCAGAAATATCCAATTACCTTGAGTATTAGATGGTTGTGAATTTGCTGTTGTTGTTTGAATATAGTAATCTACTTCATTATATTCTTCTCCATCTGCAATAGTATTAAATTCTATATCTAATTTACTTGTACCAGTTGACCAAGTTCGGATTGCATTTGATATGATTAACGGTGTCTGCAAATCTGCTAAATTTTTTGCTCTTGGTTTTGGTAGACCTCTGAGGTCTGAAAATTTTATATTATTTGACGGTAGTGTAGCATCACGGTCGTGATCTTGCCAGCCTTGAAATGTACTTAACTTAGAATCGGATAAAGTAGGATGATTGGCTTTGTTTCTATATTCACTTATTATATCAGAAAATTTTATTGAGCCGTTTTCATTTACTGCCATTAGGGATTGCCATATGCTTCTATATCATCAGAAACTATTAATGCACCACTTGTGTTTAGATTTAATTTGTTTACATTGTTGTAAGTAAACAATAAGTTAGAAGAACCATCAGTTGTTATATCCCAGTTTCCAATATCTAATGACGCACCACCTCCTGTGTTTGCTTCTGGATGCTGTACTGTTGTAAAATAAAAATTACCCGAACCATCTGTAGTCAGAACTTGATTAGCATTTCCAGTTGAATTGACATCTGATAATTGAGATAGTGATGTTATAAAGTTTTCTGATACCGTTCTAAAATAAAAATTGCCTGATCCATCTGTAGTCAGAACTTGATTGGCAGTTGCAGTTGCTGAATTTATATCTGATAATTCACTTAAAGTTGTAGCAAAAACAATATTGGCATTTGTAGTATTCAATGAATCAATGAGTACTGAGTTTGTTTGTACAGTTAATTTGGATGCAAACTTGGATATTTCTCTTGCTTTACTCACGATTGCGGTTCCTCTTGTGAAGGTTCGTCAGCATCACTAATAGTAAGTTCGCCTTTTTCAACCATTTCCATTATTTCTATGTAATCCTTATTTCCAGAATGAAATGGTACAGACTTTTCTATACCGTCAATAGTTGCTAAAAATCTGATATTTTCACCATTACTAAATTTAATTTCAGCATTTGGATCAAAATTTATTTGAGCCATGTATTTTACATTTGTTATTGAACTCATAATTCCGCATCTGCAAAATAAGTTGTACTAAAATGGTGACTTGGGGCGCCCACACTAGCATTGCCATTTCTAACTGCGACATATTTATTTGTACCCCCTATTGTTGTCCAGCCACTATATGTGACTGCACTATTATTGTCTCTAATTGTTCCTGTTGTTCCATCATGTGTGACATAAGCAGTTGGGACTGCTCTCATTTCAACTTCAAAATTAACATCTGTAAAAGCAGATTGTCTGCCACCAGCATAAGCAAGCAATCCAGAAACTCTTCCAGTTGCATAATATCTTTTACACAACTTTAGCTCCACCCCAATCGAACGATGCTCAAATGGAGTGGCAACAGGTCCTTCTTCAAGCTGGACTCCAGTTAAATGCAACTCTGTTGCTGTAGTGTTTAATCCGAATGCTATACATAAATCACTTGCACCTGGAGATACATCAATTGTAAAAAGTACTGAGTATCTTGTCCAATTTGTTGTTAATGTAATACTACTTGGTGTAGGTGCTGAAACAGCAGTAAAAGTGCCTGTTGCAACTCCAAGACGAAAATAACTACTAAAATTTAAAGTTTCACCACCAGCTACTGACTTAGCATAAAAACTTAAAGTCCAAACAGAACCAACACCAAATTGTCCTGCTTGACCTGCAGCAGGCAATTCTACAGTTTGACGAATATCAATATTACTTCCTGATCCTTTAGTAAGTTTTAAATAATGGGAAAATCCTGTAGGTGTATTTCCTGTTATCTGTTGTGAAGTCATAGGATCGCTAGCTATAAACCATCTATCTACACCTTTGTATCCTGCACTCGCGGATGCAAATGGACCTACGCTTGCGCCAGCATTTCTTTGGTCAATCTGCATTCCACCGTTGATAATCTTGTTGCGGAACGTGTAATTATTTGTAGGAACCGCTGAATCACCCAGCACAACATTCCCTAGCGTAACAGTTCCCGCACCTTCTACACCTGTGTGACTTGCTATTATGTTTCCACCAACTTTAAGAGTTCCTGGCATTAATCTATCCTTCTGTTACACTTATTAGTGTTAATGGTTTTACTTCTCCGACGTTTGCTTCACCTGCACCTATAATTACTTCATTACTTGTTGCACAAGTAGCCGTATAATTAGTATTAAAATTTGTCCAAGGACCAGTTGCTGATGTCGCACTATACTGTAAGGTTAATGTGTTTCCACTTCTTTGCCATTTAAAATAATAGAATGTATTACTGGTGTCTCCTGTTATAGGAGCATAATATTGAGATAATATACTATATGCAGGAGAAGCAGGACTAAATCCAGATTGTCCTATTGCTCCCCAATAAGGTCCATTGCCTCCATCACCAGTGAAATCGTCTAAACTAGCACTATCTCTATATACCATACCCGCACCACGAAAATCTTGTTGCCAAGATGCAACTACTGTAAAATCTCCAGGAAATACTCTATTCAAAATCACACCTCCATATGAACTTGCAACTTGACCATTCCCCCACCACTTCTGACCATCAGGTGATATTATTCCATTATTAATATTACTATCTCTAGGATACATCCATTTATATCTGTATTGAACTGTTAACCATTGTGATTGTCCAACATACATCTCTACAGCATTTAATTCTGTATTGTAATAACTTGTTCCAATGGAAGGAGATACTGGTCTGTTTGATGTAGTACCGCTAGGTATTCCTACATCTCCGCTTAGACTTAATTTATCCGTATCATTACTATGACTTGCTAATGTCTTCCCACCCAATGTAATCGTTCCGCTCATTCAGGTTTCTCCGGCCATGTTACGTTTGTCAATTCTCCATTCTCATTCAATTGTGGTTCACTGTTTGCAGGTAAATCTCTCAATGCTTGGCAATAGTCAATCCATGCTTGAGATGGTGTTAGGTCTGAACGAAAACGCCAATCTGTTTCTTGTAGCAATCGATCACGTTCTATTCTTAGCAGGCGTAGTGGTTGCCTATCTTTAATTTCTTGTATTTTGTTATCTAATTCTTCTTGTGTAATTTTAACAGTTGATTCAGAATCATAAATTATTTTACTTGCAATTGGTGGTAATTCTGAATTATAAATCATGCCTTCTTGTGGTCTTAATTCCCCCAATGCTTTTGCTAGATAATTCATTGTGCTATCTCAAATAATGTCATAAAAGATGCTGTTCTTGGTGTGTAATCCATATTAGTACTGTCACTCGCACTATGATTCAAATATATACCATCATTATAACTTGCACCAAGAGTTGCTTTTATTTCATAAACAATTTCTATAGGTGTGGTAGGTATTGTTGGTGAATCTAAATAATTAAAACTCATTGAATTACAACCAAAACCATATGCAGGATTTGCATATCTAGAAAGAGTGGTACTACCAAACCTATTTCCTGCTACGTCACCTGCTGCTCCTGTGAGTTTAGTTCCATCTCTGTATATTGCAGTATGAATTGAACCTGCATCATGTCCTAAACTTATATTAACGCTCACCAAAATTTTTGATGAACTTAGAAATGGAGTAATTCCTTTACTAAACGGAATATTAAATGATGCAAAACTATCAGTAGATACTGAACTAATAGATGCAGTTCCAGTAAATACATGTTGTACTGTCTGAATAATATGCCCAGCAGGAAACGTAGCACTACCTAAATTAACATTACTCGCCAATACAGGCTCAGCCGCTCCAGTTTGTGTTACTAATACTTTATTATTAATTCTTATTTCAGGCATCTGTTCTTTCCGGCCAATGTTCAAACACTAACATACCATTGTCATTCAAAGTAGGTGCTGTTATTTCTCCAGCTTCTATTTGTTGTGGTAAGTTTCTAAGTGCTGTTCTATATGTTTTTAAACTATCTATATTTAATCCTTCTTCTAATCCTCTAGTAATTTCCCAATCTGTTTCTTGTAGTAATCGGTTGCGTTCTATTCTTAATAGGCGTAGTGGTTCGGCTGCTTCTAGTTCTGCTAATTTAGCATCTATTTCTGCTTGTGTTGGTTGAGCAACATTTGGGCTACACCAAATGAGATTACCATCGTCCCACATCCAATCTCCATCCGGAGATAATGCATAGATTGCTTGATTCCTAAAGTCGGTCATCCTGATATCTCCATAACAATAAGAGTGGATGTATACGCATCATCATACGCCGCACCATTTCTGCTTACATTTGTGTTAAACCAAGGCTTAACCCCAAAATAAACATAAGTAAGATAATAGGTTAATGTGCTATCAGTTGCAGGTTCATCTAGTATAGAATAGTAAGTTTGAGACGATTGATTATTATCTCCTGTCCATTCTTTGCCAGAATTCTGTGGTGTTCTACTACCACTAGAACCATAAATTGGTGATGTAGCATTACCACGATGCAATTTTAAACTTATGCCGGTACTTGTGTTACCAATATTAATTGCATATTGAACAAGAAATTTAGAAGCATTTGATGCTGGAGTAATTTCTACTTTAAATGCAGTATTGGTATGTGCAGTAGTTGTGAAAGTGTCAGTTGTAAAAAGCGTATGATTATCATTTACTGTATCTGGTCCTTGCCATTCTGTATTCCTAATTACACCTTTTACCTGTAGAACATGCCCAGCAGGAAACGTAGCACTACCTAAATCAACATTACTCGCCAGCACAGGATTGTTGCCGTCAGCTTGAGTTGCAAATGTGTAACCGTTTATTTTAAGTTCAGGCATGTTATGTTAAATCCTAAAAAGTATATCCTGTTACAACTATTGTGCCACCATAAGAAGTAATAGCATTATCATCGGGATGAAAATATATTCTAAAACCATCTATAGCATCTGTTAATTGTGATCTAAAACCAATAGTATAATGGTATGCATGTTGGTCTGAGGTATGACCATAAGTGGACATACCATATCCTGTATATCCCCTGGTTTTATTGGCCTCATTACAACCATTTAACCAAATATCAAAAAAAGAATTTTCTGTTGGGTCTGTTCCCATATTATTTGAAATAACAACAAAACCATCCCATACTTCTTGCCCATATCCCGCAGCATCTAATCTTTTATACCATTCACTCATTTGTAAACCAGTATCATCTTGTGTATTGTTGTTATAACGCATGTACATTCTAATATCACCAGTTGAGGCCGTTCCACCCCAAAATACATTATGTCCAATAACATGATACTTTTTATAACCAGATGGTAGATTTATGACAGTATCTTGTGCTGAAATTTCAGTTGTAGAAAGCCAAACTTCTGCTGGTTTATATCCTGCACCTGTATTGGAAACAGTATCAACACTTGCACCTATTTTAACATTGTCAATTTCAGGTACATTCGTTCCAGATTGAGATATAAATGGATAACCGTTTATGTTTATGTCAGGCATAGTTAACGATAGATTAATTTTCCTACGATGTCCGCACCACCTTTGAAGTCAATGTCTCCACCAATCACAATTAAATTTCCATTGACTGTGACTAAAGAATCAAATGTTACATCACCATAAAAAGCTACATTTGTACCCTCATCTATAGTTACTGCTTCGGGTATTGAATTTCTTTGAGCAATTGCACCATGCTCTGTGATGATTTCCATGTCTTTTGATTTTATCGGCAACTGTACTGTAGCAAAGTTGACCGCTCTTTTTGAACCTAAGTAACCACTCATAATTCTAGTATGCTGATTGTGGCATCTATGACATTGTTAGCCGATGCAGTGACTGTGATAATTTCATTTTGCTGAACAACCATTTTACCATCAAGTACTGAAAGTGTACTTCCAACTGGAATCGGTGCATTCTTCACAACATATGTTCCGTCAATATCTACATCTGCAGTTTCAGAACTACTACCTTTGTTTGCTAGAACTAAACCAATGATTAATGCAGTAATACCGGCGGGTGTTGTATGAACGATCACGCCAGCAGTATTTGCAGTTGCAGCTTTTCTTTTAAATGTAGCCATGTCTTAAATTATCCGAGAGCAATTGAATAAAGTATTGCATTAAGGTTTTCTTCATCAGCAAAATAGAATGCATTATTGCCATATGTTTTGAGAACTTGACCAGAAGTACCATCTGTTATATTTAGGTCTGTTAGTGATTTTGATGTAGTTTGTAATAGTTGTATAGATGTATCTGATACTGCTCTGCCAATTAAACCATAAGAAGTAGATGATGTAGTTAACAAACCACTTCCAGTTAAATAGTAATTTTGATTTACGGTAAGTCCAGTTTGATTGTCCGCAATATCACCTACTAAAAATACTTCAGATACTTGACCATTGTTTACAGAATCTTTGGCTATACCTATATAATTAGTCGCATTTGTTGTTGTTAGATCATATGATGTATATTCTGGATTATATGTCCAAACATTAGGTCTGGTAGTATTATCTAAACGTATACCTACAAATATTTTTTCAAAATTACTCGCATACACACCACCACCTAATCCAAAATAAGTTGAACCTGTAGAAACTATATCAGTAACACCTGAAATTGATAATCCATTAGGAGCAGAATCATCTATTTGAACTACGTTATAATATGGATAAGAACTATTATTTCCATCAGCACCACCAATTATAAATTTATTGCTGGCTTTATGATGAACAAAAATATTAGCAACGCCAGAAAACGGATTAGCAGTACTAACTCTTATAGCAGAACCAAAAGTTACAGAATTATTGGTAATTGTACCAATAAATACTGACTGGTAGTTACTGTCTGCAGTATTCTGACCAATATAAAGAAGTAGTTTTTCATTTACACTATCATATCGGCAAATAGGTGTGATTCCGGCTGCAGATTGTACAGTTACTGCCGACCCCCATGTTATAGTTCCATTAGCAAGTTCACCAATCATTATCGTTACATAATTAGAAGTATCATGATAGAGTAAAACATGCTTATTTAATTCGGGTATGTATAGAGCAGTTGAATATGCATTAGATGCCGTAGTTACTATAAATGTCACTGGTGAATCAAGTGTTATATTTGTACCAGAAACCGTACATACTGCATAGTACATATAAAAGGAATTATAATCTTGAAAGTATATCACCATTTTATTTGAATTAGTATCATATACTATTGAATTAAATCTTGACCTTGTTGTATAAAGTTCAAGAGGAGTTCCAAATGTGATGCTATTTCCACTTATATCTCCAACTACTGCATATATGTTGATTGCATCACTATTATTAATATAAGTTATAACTACTTTATTTTGGTCAGTATCAATTGCAACAACTGTGTTAGAAATATTGTCTGAGTTCCATGCTACAGGTGTACCCCAATTAAAACCAACTTCTCTTGTGGTTTCTCCGTTTGTGGTCGTATTTGAGGTTTCAGTCACTGTTCCTATACTTACTAATCCATTAAAAGGAGAAACTGAACTTCTTTGAGCAACAATGGCAGAACTTGTGTTTTCATCATAATCTACATCAAAAAATGTAGTACCAGTTGTAGTTGCTTCACTTAATGTTTGTGAAACTTCTGTATATTGTGCTATTATGGGATGTGCAATCTTTTCAATTTCTCCATTATCTATTCGTAATGCTACTGTATCTCCTGTTGTGATTGTACCATTAGCCGTGAATGAAGCTAGTGAAACACTTCCGCTTCCGCCTGCTGTATTAGCAAAATAGAAATTACCAGTTCCATCTGCAGTCAGAACTTGATTTGCAGTAGCAGTAGAATTTACATCAACTAAGTCAGAAAGAAATGTGCGTACACCTTGTATTCTAAATCCAGGTCTAAATGTGTCCACTGTAATAACATCATTAGCAAATAATGCTTCTGTAAATGTAATAGTATTTGCAGAATAATTAAATGTATAATCTTCTAAATTTAAACGAATACCATTATTATATACATTAATAAAATAAGAACTATTAATGTCTGTATCAAGTGTTATGACCGTTTGGTTTTCAATTGCTTGAAACACTTCTTCATTATAACTAGATTGAGAAAAATTAGATATTCCTGTTGATACACTATCAATCGTTCTGAAACCAGGACTGAATATATCAAATTCTATTACATCATTAGCTGATATACTTTGATTGAAAGTTACTTTATTATTTGCAACATCAATGGTAAATGATGTATCATGTAATCTAGCACCATTAAAAAAGACATTTAATCTTGTACTAGCATCAATATTTGAAGATAATATTACATTGGAAGTGTTTGATATATTTTCAAAAGCTTCTCTAGCATAACTTGTTTGTGTTAGATTTGAAACATCAAGAGTACCATCTACTATTCTAAATCCAGGTTTAATTAATTCTATAGCAACAGTATCATCTACTGCAAGAGCAGAATTAAATTCAAGTGTATTATTTGAATTATATATTGTATAATCAGTCTCTGTTAATCTTATTCCATTTACATATACATTTGTTCTAAAAGAATCATCTATATTTGTTGAAAGAATGAATGATGTTTGATTTGCGAGAGAGACAAATGTTTCTCTTGAATAACTTGATTGTGCTAAATTAGTAACTCCACTTGCACCGACTAAATCAATTACATCTCCACTTTCTGGAGCAATAACAAATGTTATATACTGACCAGTAGATGCAATATTATAGTCAATACCTTCAATAAGTTTTAAGCCGTTTTGAAATACACTAATATGATTGGATTCATAGCTAACGCCAAAAATAGTTTTTATGCCATCCCCCGTATATGTTTTACGGTCAGAAATGGTTTCTATGGATTGTAATTCTTTAGGTGACGGTGCTCCGATGAATGGCATTATTCAGGTTTCTCCGGCCAAATAACATCATCAAGTGATGTATATGTGTTAGTAATATCCCGTAAAGCTTGTCTATAGTTTAATTGCTCTTGTGTTGGAGTTCTATCTGGTAAAACCCACCAATCTGTTTTTCTTAACTTAGTTCCTCTTGCTAATCTCAAATCTCTTAATTTTTCTTCATCTGTATAAACATTTTCAATGAATTGTTCATTTTCATATTTCCATTTAGTAGTGCAATTATCTGGACAGTCTACCCATTTCATACTGGAATGAACTTCAAATGTGGAATCTGAAACTTGTACAATTTTATCTAAATGTATAAGCGCCTTTTTCATACGTATTCCTCTACAATAACAGCACCTTTGTATCCATCAGCACCTTCATTATTAGTGCTTACATGGGTGCCTGAACCACCACATCCCCATCCATTTGGATTAGACCTTGCACCCCAAACACTACCTCCTCTGCCTGTTCCACCCCAATAAGAAGCACCTCCAACTCCACTACTTTCTTCATTGCCACCGCCATCTATGTTGCCACATATTCCTGCATTACCATACAAATTGATATCTCCTCCAGTAGCAACACCACCATATCCACCAACTGCCCAAGTTTCTGGTTCTTCACCACCTGTGGCAGAGCAATACGAACCAAAAGATGATGTGCCTCCAGGACCTCCACCACCTCCTGAATTACCAATAGAACGTGTACCTCCAACTCCAACTGTGACAGATACGCTTGTTACTTGTCGTACATCAATCCATTTAATTGTAGTTCCCCCTGCTCCACCACCTCCTTGAGCATCATCTTGGTTGTGAGAACCACCGCCACCTCCTCCGCCAGTAACATAAACTTTTATATAATTTACACCAGCGGGCTTTGTCCATGTTGATGTACCAACAGTGTCAAATATTTGAACAGATCTAAAACCAACAACATTTCCATGTGCATTTTTTATATCATTACTTTCTACGGTGTCAATTTGAATAGAAGTTGAGCCATTTACTTTGCTGATAACTTCTGTTCCATCTATTGTCAAACTTGCGTTGGGCATATCATCCTGTTAGATTTAAATTACCATTTGGACCAATCACAATATCACCATCTACACTTAGATTGTTGATCACATTTAAAGTACCATTGACAGTGATGTTTGGTACACTTACAGGACCACTGAGAATTGCAGAATAGTTTTCAGCAACTTCAACATCATTGGTAAAAGTTTTTGTGTTAATACCAACTATAATTGATTTTTGTTTGGCGTTACTTTTTGACGGCATTAAACTGTATTAGCTGAATTGTTTGCTGTTGGTTCATCTTCTATATTTATCTCATAGCGATTCGGCCAATGTTCAAACACCAGCATTCCATTCTCATCCAGTGTAGGTGCTGGAATGTTTCCATTTGCTATTTCTTGTGGAAGGTCTCGGAGTGCATTACGATAGTCTATTAGATTTGAATCTGTAATGTTGCGTTCTGTATTGCGTTGAACTTCCCAATCAGATTGTTGAAGAATTTGGTTTCGTTCTATTCTTAATAGACGTAGTGGTTCGGCTGCTTGAAGTTCTGCTATCTTTGCTTGGATTTCTTCTTCAGTGGGTATGTTTACAAATCCATTTATAAATTTAATTTGAGATACAGGTCCATTGGATGGTCCGTTACAAATATTTTCAATACCTACTAAATCTATAACCACTTCAAAATATGTTTTCATCCTTGTATCTCCATAGCAAATAATGTTGCGATAGACTTATTGCCACTATTGCCTTGTCCTATACTTAAACTTGCATTATAAGCCTGAAAATATGGTCTTATTGAATAGTTACTACTTGTTGGATGTAATACTCTAACAGTCAAACTAGTATTATTTAAATTTGAACCAGAACTTGTCCATGAATGTTGATTAAAATACCAAGCAGATGAACCTAAAATTGATTCTGAACTAAAAGAATTTGTACTATAAACAAAACCACCTCCAAGTCCATTACTTGAACCGCTACAATATACGTCAGGAATAAACATTTGTAAAAATAAATAATTACTTGTATTAGGATTAATTATATCAATTTGTAGACCGCTCCAATTTGATGCGGTTGTTGTGATTGTAGCAGGAGACCCATTAAAATTATATTCATCATAAAAATGTCTTAACATATGTCCAGCAGGAAACGTAGCACTTGCCAATGCATTGTTCACATTAACATTATCCATCACAACATTACTTGTCATTATAGGCTCATCCGTGCCTGTCTGCGTTACTACTGTTTTTCCACCAATCGTAAGTGTTGCCATGTTTTATACCTTATCTGAAAATAGCAATATGTAAATGGTCTTGGTCAACGAAACCATAACTACTATAGTGGTATTGGTATGTTATTCCTACATAAGTTGTTTCAATACCCCCTGCCGTAGCATTGTAACCTCCGATTCCACCAACATTACCATAACTATTGGTTGAAGCAACATGCGAACCAGTTACACAATAATTAGTATCTGGCATTGGGGTTAAAAAATAAATTTTATACAAACCAACGCCAACCCTTACTACTTTACTTACGTTACCAGAAGCATATATATCACAATGAGATTCACTTTCTACAGTAACATATGACATGCCGTTAAAATGTACCCATGCTCTACAAGCAAATATAGGTAATGTTGTATTTGTTAAATCTGTTGTTGGTCCTTGAGATGCAGAAGTATCTAATGAACTAAATGATGTTTTAATATTTGCATTAGACATATCTGCATTAGACATATCTGCATTTGTCAAATTTACATTTGATGTTATTTCCGGATCAGCACTTCCAGATTGTGTAAACAGTGTTTTGTTTCCGAGTTGTAGAGTTGCCATTATGCTGCTATCTCCATTGCTGTGATTGTTGATACCCCACAAGGATTGCCACCACTAGCTCTTCTATTAACATATAAAATAGCATTTGAATCTGCAGCACCTACATTTATTTGATAAGTTATACTATCTATTGTAGATGGACTGTCTAAATAATTTTTAGAATTACCTCCCGCAAAAGGAATACTACTTCCAGAAGGATACATATTATGACCACCCATAACAAAAAATGTTGCACTACTATCTGTACCTACTCCAATTGCTGAACTAGTTCCTCCATTAATACTTCTATAAATTGACCAATAATAATTGTATCCTTCAAAGTTATTTAATCCCATAAAAATATCAGCAAATAACCATATTTTACTTGTATTAAACTTTGGAGTAATTGTAACAGATAATCCAGTTACAGCATATGGAGTAACACCTGAATTTCCATTTGAAACTCCAGAACCACCCCAATGGTCGGTTTTAGTAGTTGATTTAAGTTGTAACATACAACCAGCAGGCACACTTGCACCAAACTCTGGACGATTGTCTCCACTTTGTGTAATCACTTCATGACTGTTTAACTTTAGTATTGCCATTATACTGGTTCCTCTGGCCAAGTTACGTTTGTAAGCATTCCGTTTTCATCCAATTCTGGTTCTGCTGTTGCAGGTAAATCCCTCAGTGCCTGTCTATAAGTCAACCATGCCTCTTGGTCTGTTCCAGGATAGTCAACTGTTGCTCTCCAATCTGTTTCTTTTAACAAAATGTTTCTTTTTTCTCTCAAAAATCTTAATGGTTCTTGTTGTTGTAACAGTATTACCTTTTCTTCTAAATCTTCTAAACTTGGTTTCTCATCAGGATTAGATTTCCAAATAATATCTGTATAGTTCGGTCCAGTCATTCCCCAACTATAATTGCCATAATATTCTACCATAGCATTATTGATGGTTATTTGTTTTGGCTTAACCATTAGAAATCTCCATTAAAGTAATACTATTGTCATAACCATTAGGTGTTCCACCTCCTGTAGAATTGGATGTGCCAATGTAGAATGTACCATCTGAAGAACCCCACAACGAATATGATAATAGTGTATCTTTAGGAACATTAGGAGCATGTAGTTTAGTAAACATCACCGAACTTATTCCGTAAGTTCCACTCCAACTTCCTCCACCTGGGTCTCCTGTATCTTGTGTCCAAAAACTACCTAAATTTCCTTCTATTTGCCTAGTATATTTTGAACTTTGTAAAGCAATATAATCAGAAGAATTTGTGGATACCCCACCAACTTTATATCCCATTGCCAATGCTCTATCAACATCATGATTATAGTTACTGTGACCTAAATTTGCTATCACATAAATTTTTGAATTTGATTGTTTGGTTGTAATTTGAACATCATAACATTTAATGGATGCAGCATTTATTGTTACATAATTATCATCATGTAATTCTACAACTTGTACAACATGTCCAGCAGGAAACTTGACCGCACTTGGAATACTCGCAGCACCATTTGATTCTGTAAAAACTGTTGTGTTGTTGAGTTTAAGTGTTGCCATTAGTTTCTCACATTATAGAATATATTTTAGTTACTGGAGATTTATATGGTCCAGTTGCCGAATCACTTGCTCCATCCCAATTAACATTTTGATGTAATCTAAATGTGTATGAGGCATTATACTCCCTACACTCACATAATATATTTTTAGGACCACTCCATGAATCAAATATCCATTCTAAATATATAAGATTTCCTGCCCAATAAACTCCCTGCCTTATTGTAAACTCCGCTCCATTTACTGTATTGTAATCTAATAATAGTTTAAAATGTCCTAAAGCACTATTATCTTCTCCAGTCATTAAAAAACTTGTACTATAATATACATAAGTACTACCTGTCACTGGTGTATAATCTATTTGTGTTCCTGTAATAGTTTGATATGTGGTAGTACTAGATTGATGACTTGTAATAGGTGTAATGTATCTTTCAAATCCACAAATTGTACCAGAAGGCCAACCAGAACCAACTGTAGGTTTAGCAGTTCCGACTTGCTCTAATACTGTCTGCCCATTTAATACAAGATTACCCATTCGTTTTATCCGATGATGTTGAGTTGACCGTTCTCACCAATTGTTAAGTCTCCAGTAATATTTATTTCAGTCATCACGTTTAGATTACCATTTACAGTAACATTGGGAACAGTAACAGGACCAATTAACAATTGTGAATAACCTTCTTCAGCTACTACATTCTTGTCTACAACTATTTCGTTGCTTGGTCTGATTCCTTCTGAATCAAAACCTTTGATGATTGAAATGTTTCCCATTTTACTCCGGTGGTGTTGGCCAGACTACTTCAATTAGATTACCATATTGATCTATTTTAGGAGATTCTAATTCAGTCATGTCTCTTAGATCCTGTCTATATGTTCGCCATGCTTCTTGGTCTGTACCTGGATAAGAAGGAAGGTCACGCCAATCAGATTGAATCAATAACTTTTCTCTTTCTTCTCGCAACAATTGCATGGCTTTATTTGTTTTATATTCTTCATCTGATATTAACTCACCATTTACTATTTTGCAATACTCTAATTTTTTTTCTGGTAGTGCGGCTTCATCTATAATAATAGCATCATTTAAACTATGGTCTAATATATACTTTCTGACTTTTGTGATGTCTTCTGCACCATTGATACAAATGCTAGAGACTGAACCTTCTGCATTTGTGTAAAGTATTAAATTATTCATGATATACTCCATAGAGAAACCCAAACTATATCGGCATCTGACCGTGCTGGTGTAATAATATCACCTATTGTAAATGTAAAATAAGTTGAATTATAAACAAAATAATAACTACCAAAACCACTTAGTCCCATTACGTGATTACCACTCCTTGAATTATTTGTATCGGTATCAATATACCACATATAATCACCAACTGCTGTTGCAAAAGTTAATGTATAATGTCCTGTTGCATTTCTCGTTATACTTGAATAATTACCCCACCAATTCATGACAGAACCATTAAAGCCATTAAATTTTACAGTAACAAAAGGCCCTACACTGTGCCAAGTTGAACCAGATAGACTATTAGTATCATAGTATTCAATACATTTAAAATCTGTGTTGTAACGAATCATACCAACTGCAGGAGTACCTGGTCTTTCTGCTGTTGTTCCTGCTGGTATAGCATTTAATCCTAATGCTGTTTTTGTTGCTTCGGGTATTACAACATTCGTATGCATTTCTGGCATGTTGTTACCATCTTGCGTGAATATTGTTTTACCGCCTAATTGTATTTCTGATGCCATAAGTTAATTACCTTATACGATATCCACTAAAAGTTGTTAATCTTGATATTTCCTCCCAACCACTATTTAAGTTGTAGTCACCCATTTTTGATAAAACTCTATTATCAGCACTATTTACTGAATTCATAAAACAATAAATCTCTAAATAATCTCCAGCATTTAAATCTATAATTGTTGTTAGCACATTAGAATGGTGTGCTATATCATTTCCTGCCCATCTATTCGCCACACCTTCATAATTAGAACCATTTTTTCTTAAATATAAGTGGTCATCTCTTAGGTTTGTATCTGTTACTGCCCATCCAGTAACTCTAGCACTTATTTGATAAGTTCCACTACAACCATCAGGTATAGTATATCTACCAACAAAAGAAGTAGTATCAAAAGAATTGTGAGTGTCTATATCTATGGAATTATACGCAACTTTGACATATGTTTGATCAGTAAAGTTATTTTGAAGAGTACTTAACCATGCAAAAAATGCAGGATGATTATTGTAAGCGATTTCACCAACATTGGTCAAATCTATCTTGCCATTGTTCTCTGTGCCAAATGTTGTTGAACCTAGTTTTATAACTCCACTCATATCTTCTTTTTAAATTATGTTTAAAACGCCATCAATTGTTAATGTGCCTGTAAAATTCATAGGTCCAGCAAAGAATGCATTGTATCCTGCGGGCACATGTAAATTTGCAGAATACTGATTACGATTCATATAAATCTTACTATCCACTTTTTCTAGATTGATTGCCTGTCCACCAGTGATGTTCATATCGCTTTTGGTTAATATGGCAGAAGTGCTAGTTCCATATCCGATAATTTGTATGATATCATCAGAGTTTAATGTTATTGCTGATGTGGATATTAAAATATCTTTGCCACTAGATGCCGTATAGTCACTACTCGCCATATTTATTCCACGCACTATGACAGATACATTTCCTGGTGTATAGTGTGCATAAAAAGTATAATAGCCAGGATTTGAAATTATATCCGCATGTCCACCAAGATATTCTTTATGATCTATGATTGTTGATGAACTAGTGATATTAGGTCTTGCTACGGCTCCTAAAACTGGCATTATGCTTGTTTCTCCATTTCGGCTTGTGCTTCTTCATTTCTTTGTGCTGCAGTTTTGACCCAACCTCTTTCAAATGCAATTGCAACAATTTGGTCTTTATTTCCTGGCATGCTTTCACCAGCAGCAATAAATTTGTCTATTGCAAGTTTTACAATGTCATCAATTGCAATGCGACAACGATTGTGAACTACGTTATCAATCCAATCCTGTTGACTTGCAGCGGCATATGCCAGTGCTTTGTCTTCAGTATCTGTTAATGTTATTGTGTAATCCATTTTAATCCTTTTATACTGGTTTTACTGGCCAAGTGACATTTGTCAAATTACCATTTTCATCTAGTTGTGGTTCTGCTGTAACTGGCAAATCTCTAAGTGCTTGTCTATATGCAACCCATTCTTGAGACACTGGTGTACCTGAATCAACACTTCTAGCAGATACCCAATCTGTTTCTTGTAATAATCTATCTCTGTGTAATCGTAAAATTCGCACAGGTTCTTCAGCTTCTAATTCAGTAATCTTTGTTTCTATTTGTGCTTTTGTGGGAATAGTTCTTTCATCTTTCCAAACAATTTTGTCATAATCTCCATCTTCAATACTGAATTTAGCTTTATCAACTAAAGATTCTATAGCGTTAACAATGTCTGTCATAATGGTCCTTTTAATTCTTTTACTATCAATGATGAACAAGCACCTGAAAAATTTGTAGTTTTTGAGCTATCATTAGTACTTGTGTTTACGTTGAGTGCTAATCCTGTTGCTGAATTACTTTCTTTACAAGAATTCATTCGAAATTTTATATTTTGATTTGTGCTAGTAAAAAAAGTCACCGGTTTAATCACACAGGCAGATGCTATAAAAGGTGAGCCATTCCAACCTGAATGATAACCTATTGCTCCACCTCCAGTATCTGTTACATATGCATAAGTACTACCTCCGTCTACACTGTAATATGTTCTAAAGAAAAATAAATTCCATGTGGCATGTTGTCCACAATGCATTGTATACGAAATCTCTATAAAATTACTGGAACTGGTAGGAGTTAAATTTACACTTCCATCACCAAGTTCTCCAGGTAAAGTGGTTCCAGGAAATGCAGTACCCTGGCCACTGTCGTAATAAGTGCTACTGTGCATTCCATAATCTATTTGTAATATTTTAGCTTCAAAAAAATCAGCAAGTGTAACATTACCTCCACTTTCTGTCATTACAGTAGTGTTTCCTAAAATTAAATCTGCCATATTATAATATCCTTAATCTTCCTGTAATTGTTAAATTTTGTGTTGTAGGAATTGTTAAATTACCCATTACATTTAAACTTCCATTGATTGTTAAACCACTTACAGATACAGGTCCTGAAATTGTTGCATTTTTATTGTTTGCTATCGTCAAACTCTGTGTTATAACATTTGAGTTTTGTACAACATTAGTTTCTGTAAAATGCGCAGTTACACTTATATCTCCACTATTTTCTGTAGCAAATAGTGTATCGTTTAATTTAAGTGTTCCACTCACTCTGGTTTCTCCGGCCAAGTTACATTAATTAAATTACCAAACTCATCTAGTTGTGGTTCTGCAGTAGCTGGTAAATCTCTGAGTGCTTGTCTATAGGTTTTCCATTCAGCAGGTATTGGTTCTTCTGTTTCTATTGCTTTTGCAGTTACCCAATCGGTTTCTGTAAGTAATTTATCCCTTTGTTCTCTTAGTAATCTAATGGGTTCTGTCTGATTAAATTCTGCAACTAATTCGTCAAATTTTTCTTTTATTTGAGCAGTTGTTATGTTTAATGGATTACCTCTATTAAAAAAAACTTTATTTGGATTTTCTTCTTCAACACTAAAACTTTTTCCTCCTAGTGCTTGTACTGCTTGTGTTATTGTAATCATACCACAACCTCCTGTGCCATAATTTGACTGGATGTACGCTGTCCATAGGCAGAATTATCAGTTCTTGTGGTTCCAGTTTTATTCATACCCATTGTGTATGTACTTATTGCATGTCTTTGCATTTGTAAAGTGTACTCAACTAATACATCTTTAGTATTCAAGGTTTCATCAAGAACAACTGCAGTACATGCTGGCATATAGTTTGCATATAAACTACTAGCACTAAAAGTTACTAGAGGTGTACTGTCGGTGGCTGTGCTTAATCTTACTGGAGTGCCATTTCTACACAATCTAACTCCTAATGCATAATTTTGAGCATTGTGTGCATAAAAAGTTCCAAAAGTTACTGTTACTATATTTTTAGACCCTGTTAGAGTAGGAGTAATAGATACAGCAAATTTAACTCCAGACCCATTTACAAGCGTTTCAAAATCAGTGTCAAGTACCTGAGTCCATGATGTGGGATCTATATAAGTTTTTGTTTGTAATATTGCTCCAGATTTTCCAGGAAATGTTACAGCATCTGCTATTTGTGGCTCTGCACTTCCTGTTTGTGTTGCTAGTGTTTTTCCTCCTAGTGTAAACGTAGGCATTTATTCTCCTCTTTGTTCATTTATATTAATGATACAGAACCAGTAACTGTAATATTACCAGTTACATGAAATTCATTTATTACAATTAAATGTCCGCTTACAGCTACATTGTTTGCTGTAATAGGTCCTGGCATTAAAGAATTAGTATTTGCAACTACAGTTATATCTTCAGTTGTGTCATGGTTTGAATACATTGGTACATTTATATTACCACTTGAATCAAAAGCACTTTTATATGCTCCAAGATTTGTAGCTATATTAAAAGCTTTGCTCATGTCTGTTCCACTAGTGATAGTACAACATCAAAGGAATTTGGTGTATCGGACTGCATACGTATTGCATCACTAGCATTTAGAATAATTTTATTGCCCCCCATTATTTCAAGAGTAGAGCCACTATCAATGACTACATTTTTCAAAAAGTGTACAGTTTGTGCCGCATCTGAATCTAAAATTTTAACACTCAAAGCTATGATACCGGTTGTTAAATTTGATATTGTAAACCCAATTAAAATGGAAGTTGTACTTGTAGGCACAGTATAAATGTTAACATCTGTTGTGGCAGTAACATAATTATTTCCGCCATCATAAGTTTTAGATAAAAGTGTATTCGCCATTTATTAACCAAAAATTATTGAATTTATGAATGCATCATCCGCTAAGGCCGCAAGTTGTGCGTCTGGTTTATTTATCAGATTATTGTAATCTACTGTGTTGAAATTGAAGTTACCTACACCATCAGCAGTGAGAACTTGATTGGCATTAGCTGTTGTATTAACATCCGATAAAGAAGCCAGAGTTGAACCAGCATCATAAGAAAGAGCATTTCCATTTACATCTAATGTTCCGTTAGCCGCATTGTATGCTATTACTGCAGTGTTTAAAGTTATATCATCTAGAACTTCTAGATTTGAAAGTATTAATGTTCCCGACATTGAACTGGGATTGAATCCCGTCATTGTAGATGTGGGAGGTTCTAGAGGATAGTTTTCAAACAAATAAAATTTTCCAATACTTGCATCTCTAAAGATACCTGCATATTTTGTAGTTGCTCCATTATCGTAACTATATTGACCGGCAAAACCAAAATCTATAAGATTTGTATTATTGTTTGCACCAAGTACAATAATGTTATCTTCAACTAGTAATGTTTGAGTATCAAGTGTAATTGTATTACCAGCAACAACTAAGTCACCAGTAACGCTGATTGTGTTTGCAGTGAGAGTATCTGTAGTTATGCTATTAGCTATGTCGGCTGCGCCAACAAAACCAAATTCAGCTAAACTTTTATTTACAAATTTATATTGAAGTGCATCATAGGTGAGAAGGTCATTATCTAAAAGACCTCTAGAAGTGCCAATTCTAATGATTGTATTATCAAGTTGAATACTTGCAGTAGATACATGATTATTACCAATTAAACCGGCATCAATGACTGAATTTTCCACAAGAACATGTTGTACGATTTCATTATTATATTTCTTATATAATGTAGAGAAATCATTTGCAAGTTCTAGTATTTTTGTAGGCATGAGTTTAACTTATTTCTAAGACACTCAAGGCTACATCTAAGCCATTTTGTGTATCACTAGTTATTTTAATTTGGTCTGTTGTTTGTAGTATCAGTTTTTGTCCGCCAAAAACCTCAAGTGTACTTTTATCAGGAATTGTTATGTTATGAAAAAGAGTGACTGCTGTATTTAATTCGTTATCATTTGTAGTTGAATTTAAATCAACGGTTGCAGTAACTACATGAGTAGACTTATTTGCTAAAACTAATCCAATAGCAACGGCTGTTGTAGTTGCAGGAACTGTATAAATTGTATCAGCCGTTGAATTAGATACATTAGCTTTTGTTTTTAATTTAAATATATTTGCCATCTACTTTTTTTAAACAATGTTTATAGTTCCTGACATGACTGAATGCACAGTACACCGATAATAAAGTGTACTAGGTGTTTCCATAGGTACTTTAAACACAAGTGTGCCCGATTCTGTTGTATTACCAACTATACCCGAAGTAGCAACAGCATCTAAATCACTATCAACACTTGAATTTTGGATTCTAAATGGATGACCGCTTGCATTTATTCTAAAGTTATAAATCTCACCTCTTCTTAGATATAGTGTGGGATTAGGTGTTGATGTTGGAAACCATATATTTCCTAAGTCTGTAAAGAGATATGAAGTATTATTGGCATTTGTTACATCAAATATATGCGTACTTTGTCCTAGTTTAACATTTTCTTCATAGTCATTATTATCATAATTAGCATCATTTACATTGGGGAATAAATCACCTGGTGTAGGAAAATTAACAATGAAGTTAGTAATGTTTTGAATAGCGTATTTAAACCATAATTCAATTTTTATTCTAGCATCAGATAAGTCAATTGCATTTGGATCTAATTGTGTATTCATCCAATTCAAAGCATGAGCAACTACTGAATCTAAATCACCACCAATGCCTTCCGCAATTGCAGCATCTAAAATTACTTTGGGTACATGTTGTGCTGTTCTTTTTAACTTTTTAAATTTAATTTCACCTTCTTCTACACTTATCTTATGATCATCTCCTACCCATAATGAATTGTCAGAAAGATATAAGTGTCTTATTTTGTATTCTGCAGAACCAATATCATAAGCGGCATTAGTGTCTGGTATAATATGAGTATCTAAATTTCCATTTAAATACGAAGCAACACCACTAACTCCGGCTGCATTTGCCGCATACCATGTATTTGCAGAAGCATTCCATGTTAGTACTTGAGTATTTGTTGGTGCAGTTGGAGATACATCAATTAATCCACTTAGCTTAAATCCTCCAGCAGATGGATTACTTTGTGATTCAACTTTAAATTCTCCATTGTTTGAAGATAATTTTATATCACCCAAGTAAAGTGTTTCCCCACTTAGATATAAATCTTTAAATTGATAATTCGGACTTCCTAAATCAAATGTATTATTAGAACTCGGAACTAAATGTCTACCCACACGGTCTGCTACTACCCACTGATTAAGAGTTCCATTGTATTCTAATATTTGAGAATCTACTGCAGGAATTGGTATACTAACATCATTTAATTCGTTTACATTAATAACTATATTATTGTTAGCAGCAATTAATGTTTTATTTTCTAGATTTTGTGTGCTAGTAGTATACGTATGTACATTAAATGATAAATTATCCCCATCTCCCAAATTTTCGTATAAATCATTAAAATTTGAATTTATTTTATCAGCACCATCTCTTAGCGTATCACCTGTGTTATCATTTGGTGCTATTCCTCTATTAATAGTTTGTTTTGCCATTTTTTTATTTCTTTAACTTTTTTAAAAAATTAACCGAGTGCTATTGCTAATGCAGTGACATCTCCTAGTGATGCGCCGCCACCTCCTCCACCACTCAATGTACTTAAATCAACTGTTACTGTATTTCCGCTAAAATTTCCCAATGACAAAATATTAGTAGAAGTTGAAAATGCAGCACTATTTAAGCTCAAATCAAGAATATCGGTGATACCTTCTAGCGTTGTTCCTGTAGGAACTTTAATATTTCCACTTGTAGTGTTAGCTTCAAATACTGTTACATTAGCTAACCTTAGTGTTCCTGCTGCCATTTATTCTCTTTTATTAACCTGGTGATTCTTGAATTTTTTCTGCATTGATTATTCTACCTCCACTTGTATGAATATATCTTACATTTCTCCATAATACACTACCATTATTATAATGCAGTTCCATAATATTATATCTTCCATTTGAAGATGACAACATATCTACTCTTAACTCTTCTATTTTTTGTATTGACATTCCGCCAAGATTATATATTTGAGGCATTTATAATTTATGGATTTGTTACAATGTTATTTGCAGTTATTTCTCTACCATTGACAGTATAGATAGATTCTACGTTATATAAATCCACAGCATTATTTGCTGTGTCTACCTGCAAAATCATTAAATTTGCAGATTGATCTTTAATAACATTTACTCTAAGCTCTGGTATATATTGTATTGGTGTGCCGTTTAGATTAAAAAACTGTGGCATTTATTCCTCTGTTATTAATTTTTCAAATTGGTCAAAATTTATGTCTGAAAATTTTTTAGTACTGCCATCTGAAAAATAAAAAGTAACTATATCTTTTTCTTGATATAAGCCGCTAATATTTTTTAAATTACTACCATAGTATTTATTAAATACAATTATATTTTCATCTGTTTTTATGTAATCTAAAAAATCTAAATATTCTTCATTATTTTGACGTAGTTCACATTTAACATACCCATTAAATAGAATACTTAATTTATTATCATCATATATAAAATATTGTAAATTATCAGTATTAAATAACTGATTTTCAATTTTCAAAAACATATATTAATAAGGTGCTGTATTTGGATATGATATAGTGTTGGCATTTACATTCCAAATTCCTACTCCATATTTTATATACCATGTTCTATAATAACTTTCCCACTCCAAGTGTATAACACTCGGAACATCTGGTTGTCTTGCATAAACAACACCTCCGCCAATATGACCATCAAATACACCCTCATAGTTCATAAAGTTATTACCATGACAATTAATGAATACATTTGATGTGTTGTTACCCTTTACTATCTTAACTTCAAGAGCCTGATCTGGTGAATATTCACTACCCATTTCTGGTAAATTAATGTACAAATTATCTAATGAAGTATTAGCATAAACATTTAATCCTCCACGGGAAGCAATTAAATCATGAGTAATATTGAATGTGCCGTTTGCGTTTGTGATATCTCTGTAAAAGAAATTATTTTCATCCCAATAAATTGTATTTGGAACAAGAGTATCATTTTCTATGACAAAGGAAGTTCCACTATGTGAATGAAATCCTCTTCCACGTACATTTAAAACTCTGACAGTTGCTCCTTGATCTAATCCTTCTGCAAATTTTAATATTTTATATTCATTACCAGAATAAACATTTGAACCATTTACTTGTCTTATACCAGCAGGTGTAGTAAGAATGTCATAGTTTAATGTTGACTGCACAACACCATCAATAGAAACAATTAATCCATATTTGTCATATACTTCATTTTCTAAAATAAAAGTACTTTGCTGATCTGCAGAAACGAATATCTCTTCTAAAGCGGTGCTTTCTGATATATTTGTTCCAGTAGTTGTTCTAATTGTTACATATGTTTCAGTTGGCGGAGCTTCATAAAATTTTATTCTAGTATTTTCACCAAATTGTTCAAACACATAAGAATAATAAGGTTCCTGAATTACACCACCTACACTTACAATTGCATTTTTAATAGAAATTGGTACTGTTATTGTCCAACTATCAGTAACACCATCTCCCTCAAATCTTTCAATATGATTCCATTGTCCAATACGTAAAGAATCTACATATTGTTTTGTGGCTAAGTCATGTGCATTAGTTGGGAGTGCTGAATTTCTAACATATCCAAAATCTAAATCTATTCCTGTCACACCATTCATTATGGTACTAGGTTGCGCTTTTCCAAATATTATTCTACCATCATTATCAACTGTTAACGATGGAGAGAATATAGTAAACGTTGTTCCTTGTAATACTTCTACATCACTAGGTTCTACAGTAACAGTAGTAGCATCTATAAAAGATTTAACAAATTTAGTTTGTCCGTTATCAAATACAACCAAGTTATTCACATGATCTGGTCTAAAATAATCTACAGTTGACGTAACATTAATTGTAGAAGCTAACGCAAGTGTTCCTACATTAGAATCATAGACATTACCTACTCTAATAAATATATCATTTTTAGAAATAGTGTTGTTAATAAATGCCATTTTTTTCCTTTTGCAATTGTGATTGTACTTGTTTAATTATTTATTTTACTTTCAAGTTCACTTATCTTATTTTGCTGTTCTTTCAATGCAGAAACTAACACTGGAATTATTTCTGTATATTTAATACCGGTTTTATCACCTAGAGTTGTAACCACATTTGGTAATATTTTTTGCATATCTTCAGCTATAAATCCTATATTATTTTTAGAATTGTTATCTTTTCTGTCATAAATAACTGGATTCATATTGATAATATAATCTAATCCATTTTCAAACGATTGTATATTTTCTTTATATTCTATTGATGAACTTTGAATAAAGTCTATAGCAAATACAGAATTAGCTACATTTATATCTTCAGTAACTTGAATATTAGTTATAATTATGTTATTTGCATTCAAAGTTTCTGCTTCTACCGTACCGAGAACAGAATTATTTGCTACGGATAAATCAAAACCTTGTAATGTATCTCCCGCTATTATGTTATAATCAGAACTTATTTCAAGAGCAGAACTTATGATTCCCACCGCATCTATTCCACCACCAGCATAGATATTAGCACCACTATAGATTCCACCTACAACTCTAAAAGCACCAAGACCAGAATTTGTAGCCGCTTCACTACTAAGAATACTGATTACTGTATTTGATAAAATTGGTGTTCGTTGGTCATTATCATCATATGCATCAATTTCCAGAAATGTTGCTTCTGGTTTTATATCTAATCTATAGCCTGTTGGTTGTCCAACACGCATGAAATCAGATGCTTGAAGATTATAAAAGCGAACAGAATCTGTATTAGTAGACCTTAGATTTTGATCAATCACACAGTTTGCTCTTAATTCTAACGTACGGTCTGTAGAGTTGTAAAATCCTCCACCATTTAAAGTCAAATACGCCCCATTATCTAATATTAAATTAGAACCAACTTCTATTTGATTATCTGTAATAGTTAAATTTTCAGTTCCATTAAAACTAAAAGTTACGGTATTACCATTTCTTGAAAATATATAACCTTCTGCAGGAGAAGTATCTATAAAAGCATCTGAAGTATTTCCAAAAGAAAGTATAGAAGTATCTGTTAATTTTATATTACCATTTAATGCTAACCCATCAATATCTATTTCTGCAATTGTTGTTAAAATATTGTTTTTGTCAATAATATAAGTAAAATTATCTGCACCTGCTGCCATTTTTGTGTTGGACGTTAAACTCCCAACAACAGAAACACTAGTTTGTAGAAATTCTAATCCTTGTAATAAATCTTTAATTTCAATTCTATATAACTTTGTACCAACTCCAGCATCAGATGAAATTAACAGTCTATCTGAATTTGATAAGAATCTACCGTCTAATGGTGGCCTATTATCAATCACAGTAATTTGAGAAGTGAGTTCTGTTGTAATACTTCCATTAGAAAAGTGTACAATATCACCATCATTAGCACCATCTAGCGTTATTCCTGCTATATCATCCGTTGATAAACTTTCTGTTGAAAAATTCTTAAATTCAAAATTACCTGCATTATTCATAGATAGATAATAACCTGCTGCATTTGATGGTCTACTAGAAGGAAAAGTATAACCAGTAGTGACATCACCTATTCTTAATTGATTAGTAATATTTGTATCAACTACATTAAGATTTTGTACGTCTGCGGTATTATCAATTGCAAGGTTTGGAAATCTAGCTTCTTGTTCTAGACTATCATAACTAGATACAACATTATCAACATAGCTTAATATTTTTCCTTTAGTGGCCATATTCTTATATCCTTATTCTGATTTATTTTTTCTAGTTCTTTTTTTAGGTATCAAAGATTTTAAAATATCAATCTCTTCTTGTTGTTGTTTCATAGCTTCTATAAGTAACGCAACTACTTTACTATATTTGACACCTTGAGGTTTAGCATCTTTAAATGATGCTAAGTTTGGTGTTATTTCGGCCACGTTCTCTGCAATTAATCCATACTCTTTTGATTCTGTTTTGTCATCTTTCCAAGTAAATTCTACCCCAACTAATTGTTTGATTTTATCAAGAGCAGAATCAATAGGAGATATATTTTCTTTTAGTTCGGCTGCAGAAAGTTCTGTTATAGACTTCTCTACAAATAAATCTCCACCTACACCCACACCACCAGAAACAATCAATGCACCACTAGTAGTTGATATAGATTTTTGTCCGGCACCTAAATGAGTTGTGCCAGTAATACGAATATCATTTACATAACCATTAGATAATTCAGATTTATTAACTGCATCTATAGTTGTAGTACCTATTGTTCTACCAGGCCTATGTACTACTGATATAACTTGTGTACTTGCTCTATTATCTACAAAGTTTAAACTACATGTATGTAAAGTGTGTCCAGATGCACCCAATGTAGTCGTAGTAATTGATGCATTGTTTGAGTATAAGTGATATACTTGATTGGACTTAGTAGTTAATGTAACTACAGCATTATTTCCATGAGTATTTGCATCTTCAAATGTAGAAATATAATTCGCTATATCTCCTGTGTAATCAACTAGATTTGCACCATCGTAAATTCCATATGTTACTCCATAAGCAATTGAAGCTGGTTGTATATTTCCACCACCAACATCAATACCTATTAAAAATGGAGACGTATTTGAAGTAGAATCAATCGGAATAGTAAATGCAACAACATCATTATAACCAACAGTAGCTGGCACTGCAGTCGTATAATTATAATCGTTACCGACAACAGTTACTGTTGTTGCGATTTGATTGTCAGATGTGGTGACAATATCAAAGTCTGATTTTTGAACTCGTAAACCATCAACATAAACATCAACATCATTTTTTTCAAAAGGTACTTGAATATCTGTAAATTCTATTACATTTGTAGCACTTGGTCTATTATAACTAGTAAATTCATTGGTAACAAATGTTAAAGTTTTCCAACTTGTATCTTCATAATACTCTAAAGCACCTATTGATTCATAATTTCCACTTTCAACATCCCATACTTGTAAACTATCAGCAGCCAATCTAATCATACCTTCTCTAGCTACTAATGGTCTTTCAGAAACTTCACCAACTGGTAATTTTAAATATCCATTAGAGTCTATATCCATACCCACATGGTCTATTCTAATTCCAGATACTCTATCTTCAACTGTATGGACTCCGCCTTCTGATATATCTGACTTGCCATCTACTATTATACTATATTCAGCAGTATTTGCATTAGACTCTACACGTATTTTAGCTTCTTTATCTGATGTTACATTACCCAGAGTTGTTACTGTTGCTTTATCTGATTCTAAGAAATTCTGTTCTTCATTTATTATTGAAACTGTTTTACCATTTGCACTAAAATATAAAGTATCATCAGCAGGTGTAGCAATTGTTCCGGCTTCAATAAATGTGTCTTGATTTAAATCAATCACACCACCCAAACCTCTCCATTCATTTTGGGAATAACCTTCAAATAATTTTAATAGTGGATTATATCTTATAATGCCGTCTACAGCACCTTCTGCTGCAGTAAAATCAAATGATTCGCTAGGTAATACCAATCCTTTATTTGTTCCTGAGAAATCTGCGAATTCACCATTTAATTCAAAAACATTAACATGATTTTTAGTGACTCTGAACTTAGATGGATTTTCTATTGTAGCTGTATCATTATCAGTATTCAAATGAAATGCACTTAAACTTTTTACTCTTGGTGCATTTACTGTAATCTTCCCTCCATAATCTTGATTTCCTGCTGACCAATAATAATAATCACCTGCTGTAATAGGAGTAAATTTTATTGTAATATCTTTACCGTTATTAGTAGTGTATGCTCCTACATAGCCTGCATATGTTTTAATTAATACATCATCTACAATATAGTCAACACCTTCTAAAAATTCTAAAGGATCAGCATTTACAGATTCTCCAATTCCAATTACATCTAAAGGATTGCTAGTAATTAATGCCGCGGGTACAGTAAATGTGATAGTATCGCCGGCATCTATCATTAAATCTTCTTTTGGATTTCCATTTAAATTAATACCGGTAATACCGTTTATAGTTCCAATACTTACTGTTCTTGAATGTTGCAATCCCATAGGGAATTGAACATTGATTGGAGCGCCCATGTAAATATTATTAGCGGAGACATTAATCTCAGCGCCAGCATTTATAATTTGATTATTGGCATTTGACCAATAATTATAAACTGCAGTTTCAATTGGAGTGAATGTAATATTTGCAACTTGACTGGAATTATTTGTAAATGCAGCTATATAATCATCAAACGTATCTCCAGCAGTAAAATCAAATACATTGCCATCTACTTCATATGTGATAACTCTTTTATCAGTAATAATATTATCAACATCTGTGCGATTCGGGTCTGTGTAAGGAGTTTTACCAATAGCAAAATAATGATCTCTTTGACCTGGATCTGATAGTGTAATTCCAAATTTATATGTATCACCCTGAAACATATTAATAGATGGATTGTTATCAAGTATGTTATCATCAGGTTCATCCATTACATAAACACCATCTAAACCATTATGTGTTACACCCACATTTAATAGTAATTCTCTAAATTCAGATGTGTTTACTACTCTACCACCCCAATAATAATATATTCCTTCATTTTCAGGTGTAAATTTAACTACTACATCGGTCTCTACATTCGTTGCTAAAAATGCTGCTTTGTATGAATTATAATCACTATATGAAGTTCCTCCAATAATATATTCAACTTCACCAATTTGTTGATTCAAACCATTCACAGCAGGTTCTATTACATTACCCACCTGCTCACGATTCACATCTTCTGTTAGACCAATGCCAATTGGATATTTGTTAGACTTCGGTTCATTAACAGGATCAATAGTATATCTTAATTCTAAGATATCTTTCTCATTTATTGTAATTGGAAGATTAGTAATATTATTAATACTATAAAGTGATTTATCAGGATTTGCAGTATCCAACTCTATATTTTTAACATCATTGTATAATGGAAATCTGTTCTCACTGTTTACTAATCTAAAAAATGCTGAAGTTTTATCTACATCAAAACCGGCTCCTTCTGCTGTACTTTTATTAACGGTTCCATTTTTATTTAAAATAATGTTATTGTCTTCAACATTTAAAGTTTCTGTTGTAAATTCAACAGTATTTCCTTGTACAAATAAATCTCCTTTAACATACAAATCATTTTCAAATGTAGTGTTACTTGCAAAAACACTCATTTGTAAAGCACCATCAATAATAAACTCCATCTCATTTAAAGCTACTGAGATACTACTATTTGCCGGTAAACCACCTGGTGTGTCTTTAATAGTAGATTTATCTTCTGCACGAATTGCTTGATACACCGCATTAGCAGTAAGAATAGTATTATCGTCTTCAAAAGTTCTGTAGTCGGTATTAATTCTATCTATCCGTGTTCCACTAGATAATATAAGTGTATTGGCATCCAAATCAAATACATCTAGATTTCCAGTAGAACTGTATCTAGCTAGTCTTCCGCCTATACGATTTGGAGTTGCAGCATTTAAATCATCAATCATCTGGTTTGTAGTATCAAGCCAATTACCAAATGTTTGACCAGTTTGTATCTTATTAATTGCCATTAGCTTTTCCTAAATTATCTTGATTTTTTACTAAATTGATTATAATATTTTTTAATTCTGTTAATTCATTTTTAAGAAGACGAATTTCATCACTTTGATTATTTAAATAAGAATGTAATAAATTTCTTTGGTGTATTGTGGACCTATGAGTATTTATATCTTCTTTATTTACTGCAACAATAGCAAGTGTATTGCGGTCTCTTTTATAGTTTTCAATAGACACTAGACAAGTCAATTGAAACGTTATATGTTAAAGATGGACTGTTAACAGCATCTATCATTTTTAACTTATATGTTATTGAATTATTGTTAAATTGGTCATATTGAAATAATTTAATAATTCTTTTATTTTGTACTATATTTATATTTTCAAAAACGTCAGGATTACTATTTTCATCAAAACATATTTTTTCAACACCTACTCCATCATCAAAGATATTTGCTTCTACCCAAACCTTTTTCACACCTTCCTCAAACTTCGTTTTTGCAATAGATATAAATGCATATGGTGCTACTTGAGATTGTTCACTAACAAATGTTGAATTCTTTAAAACTAATTCACCTTCTTTACTCTTTAACCACACATGTAAAGTATGTGGTCCAGGTGTTAATGAAGTTACATCTAAATTAAAGTCAAAGTAATATTCTCCTATACTATTTTTATATAATACTGGAGTATGCCATACATGAGGTTCATTGGTATCATCTACTCTGTAACCATATGTAATATCAGTTGGATTAGAATCTATATCATAAAGTATATTGACATTATTTGTTATTCCAAACATATAAGAATCTGGAGTCACCTCAAATTTATTAGTTTCAAAATCCAATGCTCTCACAGAAATTCTATAATTCAAAGATTCATTTCCAGCTTGATCTCTCAAACGAATATAAATTAATTTAGAACCATCTATATCTTCTGTCGGAATTTTAAATTGTTGCTCAATTATTCTAGAATTATCAGTTTGTGCAGTATAAGACCCACTTGGTAAATTTGTAATTGTATCTTCATACAGAGGAAGTGATTTAAAATTAGAAGGATCTTTTTCATATCCTATTGCATACGCTTCAATAACATCATTAGGATCATCCATTTCATATCTCAAAACTCCTTTATAATAATGACCTTCTCTTACTAAATTAATAGGAGAATCTACACTCACAATTGTTGGACGTACACTACTGAAATTTATTTCTACATGAGAATTAGCAACATTTCCGCAATCATCTTTCACATGTAAATATACTTTGTTTGTAGATAGCGTACTAACAGCAAAGATGTCAGTATTTACTGTTTCAGTATAAGATATTGTGTTTGCAGGAGTTACAAAATTTTTCCATAATGCACTATCATAATCTATTTGCGGATGTATTGTTAATGCATATTCAATGATATCAACATCACTTGAAATATCTGCTTGAAATATTTCATCTGAAATATCTGTTCTATTTATTGTAGTAACTGAATCTACAGTAAAATTCTCAATCTTTAAGTTATCACCATTGTGTATGAATTTAGATAATGTACCTTGAGTCATATTACCGGCATTATCATATACTTTAACAACATAATGATGCAATTCTTTCTTAACACTTAAATCAGTAAATCTACCAGTTACATAAGCTGTATTATATCTCCCTGGTGAAGGTCCTGTACCCACCAAATAAGAATAATTATTAGTTATATAATTTGACAATGTTGATGTTGGCAAGAATGGAAATGTTCCAGTCTCATATTGTAATTGTATTAGAGTATATGGATTTGTAGGAAATGCAGGGTCACCATAATTAATGCTTGTTATCTCATCGCTCAATGTAGTGGTTGCTCCTGGCATAGTATTTTGTGTAATGATATCTATATCATTTCCTAAAACGGCATATGTATTAATTTCAGTTGTAGGTATACCTAATTCAACATTTGCAAACAATTTAATTTGGTCATCTTCTGTTTGAGTTCCTGTATAATTTTCTACCATTGCTACAGTAAGAATTTTACCACCACCATAACCATCTACTATGAGTGCCAATGTCATGTCTAAGTCAGATTCAAACATAGTAGTTAAAGTTGTATTAACTGTTGGAGTATGATTAAAGTTAACTGCATCAACATCTACTGAAGAAAGTAAATTACCATCTACATAAATTTCATAGTAATCAACTGATACATTATCATATGCAGATAATCTTAGTTCTACATCATAGTGTGTACTGTCAGGAACAACAGGTTTAATCTTTTTGAAGTCATAATTCGTTATGACTGGAGGTGTATTATCAAAGTAAAATTCATATGGAATTCTTACTCTATTATTGAAACTATCAAATGCATTTAGATAAATGGTATGTTCTCCATCTACTAAACTACTGAAATCAGCTAAGAAAGTATTTGCATCATATAATATATTATTATTAGCATCATATGTGTTTACAACTGACAATGCACTATTATCTATTTCATATTGAATAGATGTTAAGGCATAATCATCAGAAACAATATATTCAAATTCATTATTAGCAGCATTCAAATAGTATTTTGATATTGTACTTGTAGGTTGGAAAAACGCTATAACAGGTGCTAAACCGTCAATATATATTTGTGTATTTGCTTTAGCTGATATATTTCCTGCTGCATCTGTAGTTTGGAAATAGAAATATTTCCAACCCGTGTCTTTATTTGATATGCTTTCAATTTGATTAAACAATATTGGAGTATTTCCAATTACAGGTGCATTAGGTACTGATTTATAAGTATTATGATTATTACTTTGAGAAATATAATATGTATCCAATCCAGAAGTAACATCATAAGAATAACCATTTAAACTTACTTCAAATGTATTAATGTTTCTGATTATATTATTAACTTTGAAATCTGTTATTACAGGGGGTTCATAATCATATATAATAGTTTGAGCAGTATTACTTATATTTTGACAAAAGTCTTTGATGTATGCATAAACATTACAAGTACCTTGTGTAAATCCAAGGGCTTCTAAATCAACACTAAACGTAGGTGTTATATTTCTTGCTGGTGCATATGGTATTGGAACCCATCCTACACTGTTCCATGTTTCATTATTAGCTGTAGAAAACAATCTTTCAGTCACACCTTGGTCATCACTTAAATCCATTCTTATATAAACATCTTTTGATGTTGTATACACAGCACCATTATTAATTTTAGCATAATGTATAACTGGTGGATTATTCTCTAAGAATACATTAAAAGATGAATTTGCAGATACATTTTCAAATCTATCTTCTAAAGCAATATTAATCGTAGTATCTCCATAATAGTTTACAGGAACATAATGACGCTCAGTAACAGTATTTGAAGTTACTTGAGGTAATAAATTTTTAGAAATTGTATTTGATGATGTTGTGCCGTATTCATAATTTTCATGTAAAGTAAGAACTTCTGAATAATTATCTGAATAAGCTAATGTGTATGGTATTACAAATGTATCAATGCCGGCTACATTTGCTCTTTCTATTCTATTTAAAAATGTAGTAGAAACAGAAGGCGGTGTTTTATCATATTCAACATTTATGCCAGCAGTTGCAATATTGTTAAATCTATCTCTTACATGAAAGTAAAATACTCTAGCACCTTCAACAAATCCTAACGTATCTAAATTTACAGTTTCAGTTACAGATATTGTTTGTGCTTCAGCTATTGATGTCCAACTGGCATTATACGTTTCTGTTAAATTAGGAGAATACTTATAATGTGTTATGTTTGAAAAATCATAAGCATCAAAGGAAACTTCAATATTTGGAGTATTTGCACCTGGTAATACAGAACCTCCATATTTTTTATTTAAATTAAAGATTGTGTTTGAAATCTGAGGTGCATCACTATCTAAGTAAAGATTGGATAGTGTATATGAATTTGAAGGATTATCTAATAAATCAAATAGTATGAATGAAACATCAATGTAATTTGATGTACTTGACCTATCTAATCTTAAATGAACAACTTCATCTAAATTATTAGTTAAATCAATTGTATAAGAAGTCGTAATTGGATTCGGAGTAGTTAATGCAGTTGCTTGTATTTTTCTAATACCGCTTGTTGCATCAGTTCCTTGAATTCTGAATTGAAGAATGTAATCATTGTTATCATCAAAACTTCCTAAAAATGTAACATTACTTATAACTGGACCGATTGAATCAAAATTCTGTGCTAAGTATGAAGGAGCAGAATAATAACCATAATCAGAATAAGCTTTCACTTCAAAATTAAAATTTGAAATTATAGGAAAGTCATAATAAAAAGTACCGGTTGCGTTTACAACATTCGGATCTATATTTACAGTAAATGCATCTAATTGTGTTGCGCCAGATGGATTTACAACTACATCTAAGTAATCTACAGTTGAATTATTATCCGCAGTAACAACATAATCTACACCTACATTAATACCAGCAACTGTATAGGAAATTGAATTTACAGTAAGTGAATTGATTGTTGGTGGTACAGTAGTTACTATTTTAGATAAAGTGTTGCTATGTTCATTATCAAAAAAGTCTCTGACCCTGACTGTAAATTGAGGAAATGTATCTGATTTAGGAACTTCAAAGATTTTATTTATTGTAGTATTAACTATTCCTCTTGGTAGTGTAGTATAATCATACGGTTCTGAATCTCCAACATACCAAAATTTATACTCATAAACATCTTGATTATCTGTTAAATGAGTATCTATATTCATAAACATAGTAGTAGTATTAGATGTAGCATTATTGAATACTATATTACTATGTGGGTCAATATTATCTAAATTAAAAACAACACTATATGTATTTGATAAATTATCAAAAGTGTCTTTGTATTGAACAGTTATTTGCTTTTGGCCAGGTGTTAATCCGAGAGGAACTAAAACATAATCATCAAATGATTTTACTGCTGGTACAAGAAGTGTATCTGCACCACCATTTAAAGAATATGATTTTACTTTTCTGTTATCAAATGCATATAAATGAACATTTGCTGTATAATTTAATGCAGATTTTTCAATATCGTCTACTTCCAAACCACCAACAACTGCAATAGAATCCAAATCATATTCTAAATTATAAGTCGGACTCACATTTTTATAAATGTCTGCTACTCTCAAATAAAAATTATGTCTTCCTGTACTGGCTCTTGGTAGTGTCTTTTGCACAACTTGAGCTATGTTTAAACCAGGTGTGTTTACTTTATACCAATTTGTAATTGTTGAATCGTCAATTTCTAATGAGTACCAATAAACATCACTATCAGTATCTACTCCTGTTATATCAAAATCTAATAAGAAATCTGTAGGTGACAATCCCCCACCAGCAAAGGTTAGAGAACCGAGTGGTGATTGATCTTCTAATTTGACAGAATAAGAAGCTATGTTACTTACATTTCCAAAAACATCTTTTACTTGAACCAATACATCTTTGGTAACACCAAGTTCATTAGCATTATATAAGTCTACATATACAGACTTATCTAAATTTGTTGTATTTGTTACGTTTATCCAAGATTCTACAGTGATATCATCAAAACCTAATCTATAAGCTATAATTCCTAAATTATCAGTAGCATTAAAATCAAAATGTATTCTATGGTATGTGGAATATTTCTCCGCATCTTTATATGTAAATGTATTAACTACTGGTGCTGTTTTATCAAAATTTAAATCTATAGTTTTAAAAGCACTATAATTTCCATACAGGTCTCTTACTTGATAATAAAATTTTATAATATCTTCATTTTCTGTTGCGGGTATTACAATTGGTCTTATTTCTTCATATTGATTAGTTTCGGCAATCTGTACCCAATTATTACTTCCAATTAAATTTGACGTTATTTGATTTACACCAAATAACTTTATAAATTTTATTTTATTATTATCACTTGCAAGTAAATGAAAAAATGCATTATAATCACCATCAATTCTTAATTCACCATGATCAAATGAAAATTCAAATTCTGGATTTGTTGTGTCAATATCAAGTGGCAATTGATATGCTGGAGAAAGATTTCCGGAAAAATCACGATATTTAACATACATCACAGATTGTCCGTTAGTTCCTAAATTAAACGTTTTAAATTTATTAAAAGTTTGTGTCTTAGGATTAACTACATTCCAATTTGTTACGTTTTCACTTATAAAATTATGAGAATAATGAGAAATTAGACCAGCATCTGTTGCTGTGAATTTAACATTAGCATAGTAATTTGATCCAATTTTTTCTGCATATTCTAATTTTACAGAACCTATTGGGTTAACTTTATCTATAAGATGATTAATTGGAAAAACATTTGATTCATTTTGATAATTATCTTTAATTTTTGCATATAATGTTTTTAAACCTGCTGGTTCTGAAAGTGGTATTGTGAATGTATCTGTTATCACACCACCACTAGTAGTTATTAATATATTTTTCCAAACAGAAGCAGGGTCTTCATATGTCACAGAGTATTCTATAATATCTTGATAACTAGCAAAAGATGTTCCAATTTCTGTAGTAACTACATAATCTGTTGCTGTTTGTGTAATTTCCTTTACCTCAAAATTTGTTATAACAGGTAAAGTATTTGTAAAAAATACAGTAATGGGAGAAGTAGTTTGTATTATATTACCAGAATAATCTTCCCATTCTAAATAAAAATCTTTTGTGACATTATTATTAAATCCAGGAACAACTATACTTTGTTCAGCCCGATAATCATTAAAACTTAACGGCACTAAAACTTCAGAGGAAGTGCCATCATTTGAATTTATAATTTTAGTTCTTGAAATACCAGTTTCATCAGAAACATCTATATCAAAGTAAACTACATAATCATTAGTGGCATCACGTTCTATTCTATTTAAAGCAAACCCATTTAAAATAGGATTTGTTAAATCCAAATATATTCTAGTTGTAAATAACTGTGTGTTTCCTTGATCATCAAAAAATAAAATACCTATATCATGCCAACCAGTACCATCCACTGCATATGCAATATTTGTGTTAGAATAATTATTAATATTTGGATTTATAATTTGATCTACACCCACTTGAACATTATCAACAAATAATTGATATTTTGTTAATAAATTTGTACTGTTTGCATTGACATTGAATGTTAATTGATATTTTGGAGGTGCAGTTAATACAATAGCTGCGGTACTTAAATAGATGCTTCCTGTAATTGCCATATTTTTATTTCAGTGGTGTTTTTTTAATTTTAAATAAGTATTTTTTTTATTTAGATTACTACTCAAGGCACAACTCTAATTCTTATCATTTTTCTAGCAATCGGTATGTCAGAAGAGTTATATATAGTTACAAATGTTATGATATATTGAGTACCTAAACTATAGACTTCATCATTATCTAATAAAACATCAAATAATGCTTTTTTACGTGACCCATCATCAATTAATTTATTATATGGAATGGGTACAGGTGTACCAGCAGGATGCGCTGAATTTGCAGATTTTGATTTAAATATTGCAGGTGTAGATAAATCCGGTTCTATATCAAAACTTAATCCTTCTTTATATTTATCAAACGCTTTGTTTATTGCATTAACAATATCTGCTGAACTGGCACTTAAACCCAAAGTTTGTACAACACTTCCATTTTCGCTAGTATCTGATATAGCCTTCAGTAAATTATCTTGATTAATAGTAGATCCAGGACCTATTGGGTCTGAACGATCTGAATAATTCAAACCAGCATCAAAAATAAGTAATGCAACTTTATTATCAACAAATTTATTAATAAAATAATCTGGTGAATTTGCTGAAGTATATTTACTATCAGAAGAACCTGCTGAAGTATTTGTTGGAGCGCCGTCAGGTTCATCCGAATATAACAATACTAATTTAAGTGCGGTTTCTCTCCAAGGACCTACTAAGTCTTCACCTGCTACTCTCGCAATAGCTTCTATTTTGGGTTCCCAACCACCAGACCCACTATCTTTATATTTAGCAACAGCGGCATCTATTTTACTTCTATCAGAAGTCCAATTTTGAGCAGTTTCTATACCTCCTCTAGATGTTGGATTCCAAAACCAAACTACTGAATATCTTGAATCTGTTGAATTTGTAGTAGTGTTTTTAGCAAATGAATCAAGAGCATCTAATGATTCTGATAATGTACTATACATAGCATTTGAAAATCCGGGTACATAACTACCCGAACGGTCTATAACAAAAGCCGCATCTACAGCAAGCGAAACTTGGTCTATAAAAAATGGTATGGTTACTGGTGTTGTTCCGCCTGGATTACCTATTGGTACAGGTACATCAATAGGTGGACCTTGTATTGGTGGTAAAGGTGCGCCTTTCTTATATATTCTATATGTTGCACTAACTGATTGACAAAAAGAAGAAAATCCTATTATAAAATATACTCCAGGTTTATCAAAAACAAAATTATTAATATGACCTGTTACTGGATTATAAGAGAATGTTCTGGGTTTCACTAAACCCGAACCTTCTTCTATAAAATCTACGAAGAATTTTGCACTGTCATCCACAAGATTATCATTCATTGGTAATTTATGGTCAACAATATTATTGCCAGTGTCAATATCTAACGTGAGTGCGATATCCCTTGTATCACCAACATATTGGGGAACATTTGTTACTGCAGGCTGACTAACAGGAGGTATAAATGGAACAATAGTTAAGTCATCTATTCTTGGTATTTTGTGAGGAAAAAAATCAGAAAATTTTAAAGGTTCGTTTGGTATTGGTAGATTTTCATGTGCATCATTATTACCTTTGTTTATAATTTTTAATCCTCTATATTCACTTAATTTATGAACACGATTTAATCTAATTTTACTTGTTTTATTTGAAATAAATCCTACATGAAATACACCATCTCCATACATAGCAGAAATAGTTTTTCTTAGTCTGTGTTCATCACCTGCTTTACCTTCAAACTTAAATACATTACCAGCTTCTTGACCACAATCAGGTATTGCGTAAGCGGGATTATTTAATGTAATTCTTATTTTATTTTTAGACAAATTACCAACACAATCTACAGCCCAGACATAAATTGATTTTGTTGAATTTGGTCTATTTAAAGTTACTACTTGTGTAAAGTTAATAGACTGTTGTGTACCGGAAACAATATTCCAAACACCAGGCTTTGTTAGTGTATATGGGGGTGGATTTCCAAAATTTCCTACTACCCATCTTTTAACACATGTACATCCTACAGAAGTTAAATTATCTGTTAATGTTCCAGAAATAGTTATAGTATCTGCCGTTACTTCAGTTGGTTTAGTAAATGTTTGCTCAGGCGCTATACCAGAAGTTAATGTTGCGTTTTCTGTTACAGCATTAGAATCTGTTACTTGAACATTTGATAATGTTGGTCCTTGAAAATCATTTACATATTCTATCTGTGTTGATGCAGAAAATGTTAACCCTGTACTTACAGAAGCATATAAACCACTATATGCCATAGTAGCTATATGTAAGTAAAGAGTTTTGGTTCCAAAAGAATTTGCCGCAAATGAAAACTCTTTGTTTACATCAAAAGAATTTACTCCACTTACAAAAACAGTCCATCCTACATTAGTAACATCCTCAAATTTACCTGTTACATCATTAAAAGTTGGTTGTATACCAGGAGAAGTAGATGATTCTGTTATTTTATAGCCTATAATTAAATCACCATTCACTGTAGTCGTTCCATCTGCAGTAACATTTCCTGCAGTTGCAATTAGTCTGTAGTAATTATCTGATTTATTCGTACATGTTAATTGATTTTCTTCTACAATGGATAAAGTTGGTGGCGTTGCGCTTAGTGTAGAATAATCAATTGATGTAAATGTAAATGCTTTAGTAGCACACGCATGTGGATGTCCATCGGTTCTTAGATACATAATAGCATCTTTTGTATTTGTATCTTTAACTAACATTCTGAAGTCCTGTTCAGAAATAGCTTGAGAACCTACTGAAGTATCATAATCTGTACCCATTGGTGAATAATATAAGTTTGCTGTTGGGAAAAACCCATTGATAAGTTCAGGACTTGTTGGAGTAATTTCTGCTTTATAAGTACCTTCTACCACAAAAGGTGAGATAGAAGACCTAGCGCCTGTAAGAGTGATCCAATTTATTGTTTGACTTGTTCTCTCTACAGTGAATATATTATCTACATGATTTTCGGCTTGGTCATAACTTTCTATGAAAACATTTACTGCCCCTGGAGTTGAACCGATTTGAACTTGTTGAAATATATCTAAATGGTTGGGACTCACATAATTAGTTGTAAGTGTAATTTTATTAGAACCTGTTTTAGATGAACCTTGATTATAATAAACAACTCCAGATGTATTATCTGTTACTTCTTGAACTACATATAAGTAATCTTGAGCTATACGTGTACATCCTCCAGAATTATTAAATCTTAAAATATAAGGATCATCATTGTCTATTTTAAAATCAAATTTTATAAAATCAGAAGTATTTAATGCTTTGTCTTTAGTATTGTAGTGTAGATAGTAATCAGTTCCATTTGCTTGTGCTGCAATATTAACATACGTATCCGGCCTTGAACCTAAATCAAAGACAACACATTGTGTTGCATTTATATTATTTTGAAATGAAGTACCTGAGCTTGGTGTACTCGCATTACTATATTCAAAATGTTCAATTATAATACCTGAACCTGCAGGACTCGCACCTGTTCCTCCACCTACACCATTAGCAGGAGTTGGATTATCACAAACATTTACTGAGCCAGTGAATGAAAATAGTTTATTTACACCTAACCATTCCGCTGTATATGGTGAATTTATAGTTGGATTTACTACTATGTTAGTAGGTTTATCCATATCTTTATAATAAGTTACTGAACCAAGACTTGAAATATTTTGCGCAACATCCATTAAATAATAATAAATTGTATTAATAGAATTATTCGTCAGAGAAGTTCCACTAATAAAATCACTGTTAAAACTATATGGGTCTGTAGATGATGATGTCGCTGGAGATACAGACGCTCCGAATGCAAAAAAATCTGCAGGTGTTGGTGTAGCTGGCTGAGTTGGTGGGTTAGTGTCTGAATGTAATAGTAATATAGAACCACCAGTTAATGAAGTCTGTGTTGGTGTAGCCGGTTGTGTTGGTGGTGTAACTGTTGTGCGACTAATTGGTGTGCTTTCTGATGAAGATGGGGGATTAGATTCCGGTGCACTACTTTCTCCACCGCAAGTATAAGTTGCCAAACTAAACGTCATACTATACAAAGCTGTATCATTTAATGTTACATTCTCAGTTTCTATTCCAGATTTAAATATTACACCTACAGTTACACCCAAATCATCAAATACAACTTGATATTTTCCATTTTTGGCTTCCGATAAATTCACAACAAGTAAGTGATCTCCATTGGAATATCCACTTGTAGGTAGTAGAGCATATCCTGCATTATCTTTTATGTTCCAAACATCAGTGTAAACATTAGATAATGCATATGGTCTAAAATCATTTATTATTTTTACTATGCTTTGAGCACCTGCTAAATCAGTAGCAAAAAATTCTAAATTGTTAGACATAACACCGGGGGGTACATCACCAACTGGATAATTCTTTTTGAAATTTAGAAATTGAATCGGATAGTCATACGGCGCAATCCAGTCCCAGCAACCTGTTGCAGAAACAGGTTCAGGATTAGGTGCAGGTGCAGGACTTGACTCAGGTTCTGGCTCAGGTTCTGGCTCAGGTTCTGGAGGTGGAGATGGTAAACTTGGTTTTTCAATTTTAATAAAAGGCGAAATCCAATATAAAGTTGCCAAATCACCTGAAGCCTGAAATGAAATACCGAAGTCTAATGCATTCTCTACTAAAATTGTAATAATATCCATATTCTTAAAGTCAAATTCTGCACCAGCAAATTCACTAATATCTGATATGTTTTTTAAATTGCTGCGACTAAATGTAGATTCACCTGCTAATTTATGATTCCATTCCTCACTTCCATATGAAAAACCACTTGCTCCTGGAATACTAGTCATTTGTGCAATTTGTTTAGTTCTATCTACTTCCCAACCATCACTCACAACTTCATCAAATATTGGATCTAAGCGACTTGTTGAACCAGATAACCATGTAATAGTAGACCATGACGAATTCACTTGGCCTGAATATTTTTCCCAAATTGTTGTACCATCCCCATAATACAGTGTTGTGGCATCTCCACTAAAACTAAAGGTAATTCCTGTATATTCTTGAAGTGTTTTATTAATATCATTGCCTCCAGCATTACCTTCAGCACCTATGGAATGTATGGTTATGCCACCAACTTGACTTGGATTACTTTGATTTACTGCCTGAGCATATACTAGTAAATGGCCTGTATAATTGTATGTTACAGTTCCACTACCTAGCCAAGATGGGTTAACTACTGCCATTTATTTTAAACCTTTAAAATAATCCAGAATCTGTATCTGCATGTTCTAATTTTACTTTTAAATCAACAGTGTTTGCATGATCTAATGAACTCACAGTTGATTTTAGTTGTTGAGTAGATATTAATATACTACCAGTTGGGAGAGTTTGGTCTACAAAAACTGATACTGTGTCTCCTGATGAAATATTATCAGTTTTATCTTTGACAAAAAAAGTTAATTCATTTAATTGACCAGCAACAAGACCTGTAATATTGTAATCGTTTTTCGGAGATGTTTCGGATGATAAATCTATTCCACTTGAAAAATCAGCAACTGTTGGTGTTGTACTATTATTTATTTTTACAAGTCCTTTAGATGTTCCACTTGGATCTGTTCCACCGTCTCCAAAATGCAAGTTAACATTTACATTTGATTCTTTTGTATATAAAATACTATTATTTTCACGTATACTATCTTGAGTGGAAATAACTATAAAACAGGTCGGTTCTGTTGTGTCTACATAAAAAGAAACTTCATCACTTGCTTCATTTCCAACAACATCTTTAGATGTATACTTTACAACATTTTGACCTTCAACTATACCTTCAGTAGGAGTAAGTGTAGCTAGATAGCTAGTTTGGGTAGGTATGGTAGAAAATGCTGTATCTGTTCCATTTATATTCAATATGCCATCATCAAGACCCGAACCCGAATCTGATGTATCTATTTTTACAACTATTGTGTCTGTATTATAATAAGGATTAGTGCCTGATGTATATAATGTTCCGGTTGTAGCATCTACACCTATGCTTACTGAAGGTGGTGTGGTATCAATTGAAAAATCATATGTGGAATCTGCAGATACATTATCATTGTTGTCTTTCGCTCTAGCAGTAACAGTATGTAATACTTCTCCACTATATTGAATATTTTGCGGTGAAGTATTATAATCTGTACCATCAATATTAATTGATTTTAAACCACTATTATAAGTACTGTCATCAACAGCAGAAACACTAATTATTGCTGGATCACTTGCTGTAAATTTACTACCAGATGAATTTGTAACAATAATAGATACTGGAATAATAGTAACAATAGGCGGAAGATTATCAGGAGGATATTGAATTTTTCCAGAAATGACCGACGTTCCACTGTTATGTGAATCAGTCAGACTTGCATAAATCTTAAAATAATTACGGCTTCCGGGTGGATTTGACCCAGGAAATGTTATAGTAACTGTTTCTGACCCTCTACCTTGAGACGGCCATGCGGTGGAAAAATTACCAGCAACTCGAAAAAACCCACTATTATTATATGCCAGACATTGCCAACTACCTCCAGCCCGTAACGAAGCATCTCCCTCAGAACCTCGCTTTGTTCCGCCTGCAGAAAAAGTGAATGTGTATGTGTCAATGCCACTAGCTAATCTCCAAAAACCATTAACATCCGTAATCGTATTATCTGTAGCTAATGTAAAACCGTATTGACCGCCGATGGCTGATGGCATCTTAAAACTTTCCTTATAGTTTTGATTTTAATTCTTTAATACATTCAATTAATAATGGTATAATTCTATCATAATTAACTTGTTTTTGACCATTTGCGCCTACTCTTACTGCTTCTGGTATTACTTCTTCTATCTCTTGTGCGATCACTCCAACATCATGACCGTTGTATCCACTTGGATTTTCTTTCCAATCAAATTCTACGCCACGAATCAAATCTATTTTATCTAAAGCATTTGTCATATTCATAATATTTTCTTTATAATTTTTATCTGAAGTAACAAAACCTATTACATCATTGTCAGCTACAAGGTCTCCCGCAGTTCTGATTGAGCCAGTATCTAAATCTATACTAGCTTTAGGTGTACCTTCTTTTACAAAGACATATTGATTGTTTATATTTTCAGCATTTGTATATTCGCTCAAATTATTAGTAAATGATAATGCTGTAGAATCTACATTAAAATAAAGACCTGTATCTGTATTTTCTTCAGCTAGTAACCATTTGTTATTATTTGATTGGTACTCAATAAGTCTACCTTCATGAGTTTGTAATATTGGTACATTTACATAAGCATGTTGACGGTCTAATAAAAGTATTTCTTTTACACCATTACCCGTTGAAGACACATGTTTAAATTCAAAACCTTCATTTTCATTGTCTTCCGATTGAAATATAAGTCTTGATGTATCTACAGTTTCTTGCGAATCTCCCCAAAACTTTGTACTTGTATCATCCGTAGAGGCAAAATAAATTTGCGCCGCATCTGTATTACATGTCCATTTAATATAGTTTGTAATGCTTGTTCTATCATCATCGTCTTCACCTTCTAAATCAGTTAGATTGAATTCAATTTTATTATTAGGATTTGATGTTGGGAATGTAATACCACTATTTGCAGTCAATGCACCTTCTATCAAAACATCATTATAAAAATTCACAGGAGAAATAAAATCAACATAATCATGATAAGCATTGAATAGAGGATGTGTTTCATGTTTAAAAGTAAATCTATAACCACTAAACATCATATAAGAATTACCTGTTGAATCTAAATCTAATTCAAGTTGTGTAGGTGTATCTATAGTTCCATACGCATCAATGCCTTTATTATTTTCTAATGTTAATTTTGTATCATCATTAAATATTTTCAAATTAAAATCAGAATTATCTCTTGATAAATTTAAATTACTCTCTGCAGCACCCAATTCAAGAGTATAATGTTTATCATTAGCTATTTGAGAACGATATTCAATATCAACATCAGTTAATGTGTGTTTATTAAAGACTGTGTATACATTACTATGATAAGTTAATTTTTTATTTGGTTCATCTAATATTGTTGAATAATCTAAATTATTAGAAGCATTTAACTCGCTAATTGTTTGATTAATATCATCTAAGTAAAATGATTTAATCAAATTATTTGTACTTGAATAATAATTATATTGAATAGATTTTAAAGCTTCGTTTAACTCAGACTTCATCTCTAGAGTTGTTGAACTTTTACTGTCGGTTATCACATTATCTTGGTCAATAACATCCAATGAATAATTTAAATTAGAAGAAGTTCTGGTAATGTCTATGAAATTCTTATTTGACTCAGTTTGTAATTTAAAGTTGGATGGATTTCTTGTTTCTGATAATGATAGTGTTATGATTTGTGTTGAATGATCTGAAGAACCTGTGAGTGAATGGTCACCTGATGTAAAATCAAGTGAAGCGGGATTTGATGCATTAAAAGCAAAATAAGAAGTTGCGGCACCACTTGAATTTTCTCCTCGCATATTTACAGTTTCAGTTGAATCATTCACAAACATTTTTATAAATGTTTGTGCGTCTTCTGTTTCAATTAAAGCTTCTGAATAATCTTTTGTAATATGAAGTTCAGCAGTAGGTGTAGTTTGGGAAACTGCTATTTTATCATTAGCATAAAATTGATTTGCTCCAACTTTTGCACTTGGTACATCTTGATTTACTTGACCATCTGTTCTTGAGAATCTAAATGAGCCAAATTCACCATCGTCATTTCCATTTGGGAAATAAGTGAGTTCACCAACAGTTACTTCACTACCATGCCATTGGATTACAGAACTAAAATCATTTGATGTATAGGTAGTTGTAGGTCTAGGAATTGTTGGTCCTAATACATTATTTTCTTCACCAAGATATAAATGAATACCATTTGTTCTTGTGTTTAGAATTAATGCTGCATTTGAATTATCTGCTTCAAGATAAAATTCACTTCTATCTTCTTCTGTAAATCTTAAAAGAGTTTGACCATGATATTCATCCAAACCATATTCTGGAGTATTTGCAGACTTGCTAAATGATTTACCAAAATCTAATTTATTACCATTTAAGCTTGTTCCAATAACCCAATTAGAATCATGATAAGAATCATTGAAATATAAAATAGAACCATGTCTGTACTCATCTTCAGTAGTACTTAATTGCACAACAGGACTTTCTTCTTGTACTACTAATCCACTTCTTCCATTTGGTTCAAGAGAAGTGACCGTGCCAACCTTTATAAATGGTTCTAAGCCATCTAAAATTAAATCACTGTTTCCTCTTATTGAACCAGAAACATCAAATGCATACGCAGGTGTTACTACATTTACACCTACTTTATTGCTTCTTACATATAAAGTACTATCAACAATCAATTCTTTATCTACATAACCATTGCCCAAAACATCTACATCAGTAAAGAAACTTACTTTGTCATTTGAAATTGTTACTTCTGGAGTTTTATTATATCCACCGACAGATATGTCAAATTTGGTTTGATAATCTTGAGTTGTGAGTTCTAGTATTCCAGAACCTGTATTTGCATCAAAAGCAAGATACATTCCAGAATCATCTACTCGTTCTGCAAAATCAGTAAATGATAAAGTTGCATTTGATTTATAGTCTTCAGTAGTGATTGTAATTTCTGGATTTATACTTGCAAGATGTAAATCAGAGAGAGGGTTAAGAGTACCCATCCCGATATTTCCAAAATAATCAATATGAAATTTGGTGTTACCATTTGACAAAAAACTGATTTCATTTCTCATTGTATGAGTTGTAGTACCCATAAACAAGCCAGTAGTGTTAGCATCTATTAAATTATCAGATGACTCTACTGCGTTTGTATAAACCCAAGGAGTAGAAATCCAACCTTTTCCTGCAGCTATAGCATCATGGTTTTGTGTATAGCTTGGTACTAAATTATGTCTACTAAAAGTTTTATCTAATACTAGTGAACGAAATGCTACATTAGATGTTGTTAGCAACTCTTGATCTGCAGCAAAGTCACTCTCTAATCTAAATTTAACATCTTGTGATGGAATATCAATCGTGATGTCAAAACCGGTCGGTGCTTTTAATTGAAGTAAACTATCATCAGAACTATGAACTTTGAAATATCCAGCATTTTCAATTGTTCCTTTTTGTATGAACAAACCAGCATCTAACGGCGTATATACATCATTTTTGTTTACTACAATATTTTTATCTTCTACAACAAGTTCGGTAACTTCTAGTTGAGTTTTTTCACCCAAAACGGTAAGATTACCACGGATAATTAAATCATCTTCAATATCAACACTTCCATCAATTGTATTGTTACCCGTTTGATTGATATCTCCTACAATAGTTACTGGACCTTCTACTCCTAAAGGAGCGTTGATACTAACACTGTCATTAAAAATAGATGTAGTGTCTACAAAAAGTACACTTGATGGATGAAAATGAGTAAATGCATAAAAATTAGTTACATCCCTAAAATTAGCTACACTGTTACTGTTTAATGGACCATCTAAATTAAATTCACTATTAGCATCTAGATGCACAGTATTGGAAAATTTGGCAGGACCTTTTACATTTAGTGTTGTGCTTGGTCCTAAAGTCAATCCATCCGCATTCATTATTATTGGTGAATCTTCAGGATCTGCAGTTGGGTCTGAGTTGCCGAATATAAGTTGATTTGCCGCAATAGTATTTGCACCAAAACTTCCGTACTCATTTCTATATACTAATGTTCTTGGTATAGAATAGGAAGTTGCTTGATTTACTTCATCACGTATTTCATTAAAGTTTGCTAACCAAGTTTGATGGTGATCTTGAAGAATAACTTCTCTTCTTTGGGGTGGTTTAGATGCCCCAACATCTGTGCTTTGTGGTTTAACATTTAAAACCTGCAAACGTACCTCCTTAGTTGTCTAATGCTAAAATTCTTATATTTTCTACCACGGGTATTTCTATATAATTAGTACTGGTAAAACAAACTTTTATTTGAAAATATTTAAATCTAGAGTCTGGTGGATCTGTTCTATTGCTCTCAAATTCTATAGTCTTTGCTATACTATTAGTATATTTATCAGCATCATTAGTTTTTATGTTCATAAGTTTATAATGCTGTTCTTTAAAGGTATCAAAGGATTGTGTATTTTCAAGTACACGATAAAATACAAATACATCATTCGTTCTTCTTAACACTGCATCCATTTGAACATATAATTGCATTGCTTCAAAATCATCGGCAAGTGTTACGATAGGAGAATAGTAACGATAAGAAGTATTCCCTATTGCTGTTGCATCATACTCAGTAATTAAATCTAATATTATTTTCAATCCTATTGTAGTATCCGTTATATTTTTTCTATTTCTAACAAAACTATCTGAACTAATACTTACTGCAGGATTATAATTAACGAAAGTATTTGAAACAGTATCAAACTTTTTAATGGTTACGGTATATTCAGAAACATTCAATAAGAACTTGGGGTCTGAAAAGAAATTATTAATATTTCCGAGAGCATCTACTGTAAAAATACATTTCCTATTATGAATGCCGTTGGGGTCGTATTCTGTAAGTGTTAATTGCACTCTATCTGTATTTGCTCCTGTTCTTGTAATGCTTACATTATTTTGTAAGAATAAACCATTATCTATTTTATGATTTACAGTAGTTAATGAAAATCTACTTAAATCTATCATAGGTGTGACTCTCGCATCATTAGAATTCATGTTTACTATTAACTCATAATCATTAGGAGTAAATATTTTTCTTTTTTCTAATAATTTAGTTTCATTAGCAGGAATGTTTTGATATAATATGTCTTGTACATTAGTATCATAATTCTTTGCTTTCCAACGATAATTTATATTAGTATCTGTTAAATCTAAAGAGTTTATATTTAAACGATATCTGTCAACATTTTCATTATAAGTAGATTCTTTTATATTAAGTGTCATTTCTCTTTGATTTGTGTTAAACACAGCACTATACAATTTTAATTGAAGAACACTACCATTAGATGATATTCCGTTTGTACCAACTGCTTGGTCTATAAAAATATTTGAATTGAAATTACTGTGAGTATAAAAATGTACATCATTTTCACTTCTAAAAACTATCGCATATTCTTTATTAGATGCTAAGAATATTGGTATATCATATTCTACTTCATATTCTGTACCAGTAGTATTTAATGGCAAACTAATTATTTTTTCACTAAACGGAACAACCAGTGATGGTGACAGATTATTATTTACCATAGGTTGTATGGTTATTATAACCTTTGAATCTTGATTACATGTATATCTAAAAGAAAACTTGGACAAAAATACAGAATCATTTAAAATAAATGGTTGATGTATAGGTGTTGGTATTCTTGTTGTGTTATTAATTACAAATGTTTTATCGTCAATGTAATTACTTTCACTATCAGAATACAATTTTCTTTGTGCGGGTCTGATAGATTGTACAAAACTAGTTTTTGTTTCTAACAAACCATTTATATAAAATTTATTAGAACCAACAATATTATTCGTTTGTGCATTTAAATCTCTTATTTGTACATCTAAAGCTGTACCTGAAGGATAATCACTTTCTCCTATAGTGAAATCTCCGCACAATATTGAATTATCATCTAATGAAACTCTACTTGTTCCATAAGTATGAATAGCTGAAATTGAACCATTTAATTCATTTATTTTTGCACTAGTATCAAATATATAATTATCTATATTAGTTACATATAGGTAATAGTCTTTATTACTAATGTGTTGAATATGATTCACAACACCACTTGCAAGTCCAGCAACTGCATTTTGAGTGATATTGAGTCCTTGATATAGTGTTCTAAAATTATTTACAGATAAGCCACTAGTTGTTGTGAATGTAATTCTTTGACCGGCATTTGTTGTTACTAAATTAGAGTTAATATAAATACCATATTCATTAACATCTTTTGATAACATTTCAAATACAAATCCTATTCTTCCGGCTCTAGATTTTAATGTGAGTGTGGTATTTACTCTCTTATCATTTATCACTTTCTCAATGTTATTTTTATTATTAATTAATCTACCAGTTTTTTGAGAAAGAGTAGCATTTGCTACAGTCAATATGTTAGATTCTACTGGCACTCCGGACCAAAATTGCTCCCAATCTTTCCATTGTGTTCCATGTGCAGAACTTCTTAATAGCTTCCAATTTTTAAATTGATTATCTTCGTTTAGTAAAACAATAGGTGTAGAGTCTTTACTATACCAAACATCACTATAAGGATGGAGTGTTAATTTACCATTCTTAAAAGATAACTGTGAATTTAACGTAGAAGTTATATTCGTATCAAATGAATTTACAATTTCATTATGTCCAGCAATTGGCAAATATGCTATATTATTTTTTACTGTAGGAAAATTATTAGAAATTGAAGTCGTTGGTGCAATATGCAATAAACTATTGTTTGAGCTAAATGAAGGATATAGTTTCATTTGTTCAATGTCTATAGATGCTGCGAATCCTTCTTGATCTACTTTTGCTATTGCAAAACCAGAAAACATATCCACTAACAATCCATTAGTAAAACGTGGATTACCATTTACATCAGTTAATTTAGTTTGTATTGCTTGTAATTCTAAAGCATTTAATTGTGCGATATCTTCTAAATTTTCTATTCTTTTTTGAAGTTTAGAAATATCTTTCATAGTATAATTTTTATTATCAATTAATTTATAATTAATGTCTTCAAATTCAAATGTATATGCGGGTAATGTAATCTCATAAAGTTTTATATTATAAAAAGAAGGTACATAATTTTCGGCTTCTTGATAAACTAACTTAATTTCAGAAGTTCCATTACCTTGTAAAGCTATAACTTTTTCTTTATGATAGTAATAATCAAAATCAAGATTAATTATACTTACTATATCAGTTTCTTGTTCATAATCACTTATTGAACCAATGGGTCTTCTCACTGGTCTAAAGTCAATAACATTTCTTAGTGGAAATTTGTCTCTAGCAGAATCTATATAAGTAGGAATTTTTCTATAATGAATATTTGTATAACTATCTACAGTGAAAAAATGGCCATTTGTAGGTTCAAAAAAATCATAATTTACTCTGAATCTATAAACATTTTGAGATGCGGCTGTAATCGTTGCTTCTGTTATAGAAGTATCTAAATTATTGATATCAGGTAGTTTCAAATATGATTTAAGAACAAGCCTTCCATGATCGTAATGTGTTGCTCTTTGCCCATCATCTAATGTAAAATAATCTGTAATGTCAACATAAGGTCCTGTCAGTTTACCAACACTAACTTGAACACTTCTAATTCTGTAAATATCACTATGTTTTAATTCAAATGTTTGTTGAGTATGATTTCTAGTATTAGTAATATCACCTAATAAAGTACCATCTCCATTAACATAAACTGTGAAATCATCAACATCTGCTTGTGCATCTGTAATGTTTTTTAAAGTTTTATATCTTAATAAAGGTTGACTTACGGGTATATTAGCATGTACTATAAATGCATCTGTGTTATTGAAAGTTTCATTAAAGTTTATTGTTAAATTAGAACCTACCAAAGTTACACTTGAAAATGGAACTGATTGACCAGAACTATACTTTAGATAATTAGTTGTTCCATCTAGAATATTAGTTGCTGCGTAAACTTTTACATTATTATTATCAATATTAAAATCTGAAATAAAGTCTGTACCTATAGCTTTAGATAGAGAAGATATATCAACTCCTGTTACAATCCATTTTTCTTGATAAAATATACTATAATCATCTACTCTAACGTTTTTAACCTCACCATCTTCATTATCAATAATAGAAGAAAATTTGTTTTGTGTCTGATTAGGTGTTTTTATTACTGGATAACCCAATGTGTTTTTAACGACATTTCCATAAAACCCTTTTCCGTTTGCAAATGCAGAACTTATTATTGAATTCAAATTAGAAAGATGTGCCGTCAAATTAATATTATCACCAATAGCAAAATTAATAGGATTTAAAGCTGATACTCCTAATAATGTAAATTCTTGAGTAGCACCAACATAATCAGAAATTTCCCAAGTACTTCCATTATACTCTATAAACATACCATTATAAACATCATCAACTTGACTTAGTTCTAAGCTAACTGCTTCAATTTTATTTGTAACGGTATTAACTTTAACAACATCAAAAGATTTAATAGAATGATTTAATTCATAGTGCGAAAATCTAAATCTTTCAGGGTCATCTACACCTACTGAATTTGAACGAATAGTACCTATTTTAGTTGATCCATATTGATAATCATAAAATTGATTATATGAAGGTTTTGTTATTCTATATTCAGTTGCATTATTAGTAAATACAGTTGTATTTGTTTTTACTGTCATACTTGATGAAGGATTACCAGGTATGTTAGTTACTAATCCAAATACTTTAACAGTAACATCGTTCACATCTTCTATTAATACATAATCATCTTGCGCAAATGAATTATTGTATGATGTTGATGTATTTTCAAAATCTAATGTGGAACTTACTATACTTATTGTACTAGTATTTGCGTAATTATCATTAAGAATGTTGGCACTGTAATTTGTGCTTGAATCTCTTTCAAAAGGGGTATCTGCAATTTTTTCTATAGTTTTTAATCTATAGATATTTTGTGTCCCATTTGTTCTATTTGTAACAGTGTAATCAACACCTATAGTTGGTAAACCTGTGTTTGTATTGTTTGAATAGCTTATTAACTCATAATTAGAAATAACATCACCACCATTTGTTGTAGTTGTTTTTATATTTTTGAATATTGTTCCGTTTATTTCTAATTCTTCATTTATACCAACTACTATCGGTAAATTAAATGCAGTACTTAAAGAAATAGTTAATTGATATAACTCTTTATTTTTTGTACAATGTAAATCAAGAGTATCTAGTTTTTTGAAATTAATAAAATTTTCAGTATGAAAATATGATGATAATTCAAAATAATGTTGATTTGGCAATACTGCAGCTTCTGCTGTTTTAAAATCCCGAGATTTATTATCTTCTATTTTTGTTTGAAATGTTGTTTCAAATCTATATCCATTTACATAAGCTTTCCCTTCACTTAAAACGTAATTTAATTTTTCTTCATCTCTCAATGAAATTGTAGTTCCGACTTTAGCTTCAGAAAAATAATCTGGTGAGTTTGTTGAAAAATCCGGATAACTATCATAGTGAACATCACTCACTTTCATTCTCAAGTCGCTATCTATTCTTACAATTTTTAACAAGCGATTATAATCTACCACACTACCAAACATTACATAATTACCTATTGTTAAATTAGTATAAGTAGTTTCTGAACCTGTTATGGTGTATACAGTTTCTCCATCTAAACTATTGTCATATTCTGTTACTGTATGTGTTCCTGTAAGTAAAGCATCTGATGTAACATTTAATTTAAAGGGGTCTATTACAAAATTACCATGAATTTCATATGTGGTTCTTGCTAATGTGTCTCCTAAGACACTATATATTGGATATTTTATTCTATAAATTAAATCACCATTTTTAAATTTCAGAAGAGGTGTAAATTTCCAATCATCATTAGATTGAACATAATTTAAATCATGTTCTTTTAGCATTAAATTTAATATTAATCTATCTGCACCTGGAGAATTTTCATTAAATGCATTTTGTGCAGGGTCAAATAATTGCGAACCGTATGTTGGATGAGAGATATCAGCTATTTCCCATTGCAATTCAACACCAACTTCAACATTCATTAAAGAAGCATCACCAATATGATATATTAATTTTTGTTCTTCTATATTAGTAAAATATCCTGAAGTATAAAAGACGGTATCTTTTATCATAGCAAACATGCCATCTGTAGCGGCTAATGAATTTAAAGTGCCAATCTTACTTCCCAAAACATTGTTAGAAAATTTTACATATACGTCAAACCTACTTGGTAGTGATGTTGAAAATAATTCTGCTAAATTTTGCTGAATTTGTCCATTATTAAATTTAAGTCCCATATAATTAGGATAAACAATACCATCTTTAATAAAGGCGTTTTTAAATGTAACAAAATCTGCTTCTAAAACTGTACTTATATCAAGATTAATATCTACTGTTGTATCTTTAATTACTATAGTTGAATTTTCTGGAACAAAAGCTAATAAATTTGCATCTTCTGATAGTTCATAAAGTTGACAGTGATCATAATCTATACCACCGTTTTTTTCAAATCCTCCACTTGTAGTGACCATAGAACCGTCTTTAAAAACATGGTCTCCAAATCTAGATATTTGTTCGTTTACTATGTTTTGTAAAGATATGAGTTCTGCAGATTGTAGCGGATATCCTGGTTTAAATAGTACCTGTGAAAAATTTCTACCTGGATATTTTATAAAATATGGACTATTTGCTATTTCAGGAAGTAGAGTTTTTGCCATTTAAAATTCCTTTATTATCAGAGCAATAATTTACTATGTAGGGTTCTTTTTATTTATGAAACTATTTTTATAAATATTAATGTAGTATTTTTTTATTAATATTCAAATTAATTATACCTATGATAAAAACTAGAGAAGACTTAGTACAATGGGCATTGCGGTCGTTGGGACATCCAATGATACAAATTAATATCACAAATGAACAACTTGAAGACCGATTAGATGACACCCTAGAGTTATTTCAAGAATATAATTTAGGCGGTACTAATCGTGATTATATTCGTTATCAAGTATCTGAAGAAGACATTTATAATCAATATATCCCTATTGATGGTTCTTCTGTTATCGGCATAGTAAGATTAATACCCTTATCAAGAGGTATATTCGGAAATATAGATTTAGTATTTGATCCTATATATCATCTATTAAATGCAGCCACAGACAGACAATGGGCAAGCATTGATTTAACATCATATACTATGTTCAGACAATATGGTGAAACTTTGGATTTAATTTTAAAACCTAAACATAATATAAGATTTAATCGTTATCAAAATAAAATATTTATTGATTGGAATTGGGGAAGAAGAAATTTCACTCCGTCAAATATTATTACTGAAGATGATCAAAATTTCTTAACAGAAGAAGATATTTTGGGAGACAGTGTAGATTTTCAACTTCAATTCGTAGATGAATTTGATGGAGTAGATACAAAAGCGGATATTGAACCTGGCGATTTTATAATCTTGGAATGTTTTAAAGTTTTAGATCCTGCGGAATATCCAGGTGTGTATGGTGATAGATGGTTGAAAGAATATTTTAAAGCAAAAGTTAAATATCAATGGGGTCAAAATTTATCAAAATATTCCGGAATGACTTTACCTGGGAATGTACAAATTGATGGTAATGTTATGATGTCAGATGCTCAAGCTGAGTTAGATAAATTAAAAGAACAATTATATACAGATTATTCAGAACCACTTACCTTTTTTATTGGTTAATTATGGAAATATATGATAAAGAACTAATTATAGATATTAAAAACTCATTTATTTTAGAAAAACTTCAAATTTTTGATTATGCAAAAGATTTTTATACTGCACTTTGTAATAGAATATGGAAAAAAGAAAATATAGAAAATAGTTTCTCTTTTCGTGAAGCCGCACGTATTACTGCCGGATTAAGAAATAAAAACGAAAGTTATTTAGAATTTTATCCTTCATTACCATCTAAAAATAATAATAGAATGGAAGGTGATGTTACTATAGAAATAGAAACAGATTTTAAAAAAATTGGTTGGTTTCTATAGAATTAATTTTCAAGGTCTTCTTGTATAGATTTTAAGAAGAGTTTTTTCTGCTCATCGTAAATATTTTTATCACCCCAAAACATGTGATTCATATATTTTATAACACTACCGTTATACTCTTCTTCAAATGTTTGTTCCGACATTTGTTTGCGGAGTGATAATGCTAAACCCATTTTGGTATTTACATAGTTCATGGTTTTTTTGACTTGACAATTATCTTTGTTTTTGGTATAATCTATTTATATTTCATACAAGGAGCATAAATGTTATTTGACAACTTAGAACAATTAATTGAAGAGAAATACATTAACGTATCTAGTCATGAATCGGATTCAGACTTCAAGATTTACAACTACTCGCAGAACACACAATTCAAACGTCACTGGAACGAAACAACTTTGAATTGTCGTGGATTGATTGCGCATAAAAATATTATCGTAGCAAGAGGACCTAAAAAGTTCTTTAACATTGGAGAAGTAGCAAATCCGCCAATAGAAGAAGCAACGGGTGTTTACGAAAAAGTAGATGGTTCCCTTGGTATCCCATATAACATCAATGGGACTCTCCACATCGCTACCAGAGGGGCATTTCATTCAGCGCAAGCTCAATATGCCACTGAATTATTATATGAATATAATGATGATTTTTTCAATATTGTTTTGGATATGTTGGAAGATGGGCTAACTCCAATATTTGAAATCATCTATCCGAATAATCAAGTTGTTGTAAACTATGGTGACAGAGATGAATTAGTATATATTGGAACAGTGAACAACAAAACAGGTATCATAGATTTTGAATCTCATCGTGAAATATTTGAACCTCATTGTACTCTAGTAAAAAAATATACAGTAAATGATAAGATACCAGAAAATTCAGAAGGTTTTGTTGTGCAATTTGCAGATGGTTTGTGTATCAAAGTCAAAAGTGATTGGTATATAAAACTTCATCGCATTGTGACAAACAGAGATTTTCACAAGACGGTATTAGAAAGTTTAATGGAGGAAGATTTCAAATGGTTAGAGGATGTGCCAGATGAATTCTACAAGGAGATTCATGAAATAAAATCAGAATATGAAAATAGATTAAACAGTGAATGTAATAGAATTACTGCTTTGTTGATGGGAATAAAAGAAAAGAATAAAGAAGATAAAGAAATAGCAATAGAAATTCAAAAGCACAAAGAAGACCAGTCTTTTCTTTTTAATCTATGGAGAAAAGACTGTTCTGTCTTAGAGAAGCTATTGCTGAAATCTTTTTTAAATGAGTATAGAAAATCAAACAACTCTTAACCATTTCATATGACCAGCGGCTTTTGATTGCTGTGAACCCGGTGAAATAGCTAGTGTGTATGTCCCTCTACCATATGTTCCACCAACTTGCAAGTATCTTTCTAGTTGTTGATACAATTGCAATCCGGTAAGTGTTACTTCACCCTTTGTTTCTATAAAACCAGAATCCATTACATCTCCACCAGTTACAGTTGTATTGGTAATACTATATTCAAGTGCTGGATTTTGAGAAGCAACATATGTTAATGACGTACCAAATGTAGCATTTTTAATAATCTTAAATTGATAGTTAGTATTACTATCACCCATGACAGAAATTCTTTCTGGTATAAGAATAGAATCTAAATGACTTGTAGTTAATCTAAATGTAGCTAGATTATAAAAAGTTCCTACATTTGCTAATGTATATGTTTGATTGATATCTCTACCATGAGAAATTGTAGGTGAACGTCCTTCTGGATTAAATCCACCTTCACTAATAACAGTTGAACATATTTGTATAAGAGAACTTGGTGAGGATGTATTTGTTTTGTTTGTTATTTCATATCGTACAGGTAAACAAGCTGTAGTCATATATGTGCTTGTTTTTATATTACCATTATGAAATATGTGTGCAGTTTTAAGTATACCATTATCTGCAAATCCACAACGTACATCACCAACACCTAACCATTCTATGTCTAACCAAAATATCTGAGATTTAGTGAAATCAATTTCTTCTATTGCATCCGCACGTACATCATATTTTATAGGAATGTTTGATAATTGTGTGCCGTCAAATCGGTCAATGTTCCAATCTGGTTGTGCTACTCTTGTTTCTTGAACTGTACCATCTACAAAAGAACGTAAAACTAAGTATGCTACATTATCATCCATTTCCAAAAATATTCCATTTTGTCCATTGAAATATCCTATACGTTGTCTTAGTCCTTCTTTAGCAGGACTTAAAACAAATGTATTCATAACTAATAAAGATTTACCAGGTTGATAATAAAAAACTTTATTAGTTTCACGTATAACTTCACTATTCGCTTGGTTATCTACATTAAGTAAAATACAACTACTATCTGAATGATGCTCTAATGTAGTGTTTACTGTATTTGCAGTTGACCATTTTCTATTATCTTCATAACGATGTTGTGAATCAAATACAGTATATGCGTCAGATATTCTTAATCTACCGAATGCATCTACAAGTCCACCGGAAGGAGTAACTTTATCGTCAAGCATGACAACTTCATATCTTCCTTCAACATCTACTGTATTATTGTGAGAACACCATTGCATTTGTTTCCTTTTATGTTATTTTACATCTCATCATTATAATCCGGTGAGCCACCCAAACTAAATCCCATCATTTTATGACCTACTCTAATAGGTTTTGGTGAAAAGGGTACAATCTTTTTTGAATGCATAGAAGAAGACATATCTGATTTCTCCATATCCACACTTTTATCTTGTTGCTCATCTGTAGCATCAAGATAAGATGCAACTTTAATCATGTAATCACAAGCAACTGCAATTTTAGATTGAACCCACTCTGGAAGATTTTCATTATCATCCATATCTTTCATCAATTTAGTGGCCGCTTGATGTATTTGACAAAGCTGAGTTTTTGCCATTGAACCTTCATAATCATATTCATGGTCTTCACCTGGTTTATGGTCTTCTCTCATCATCTCTGTTTTCCTTTGTTTTGCGTCCTGTAATTTCACTTCAAGTTCTTTTATTTGTGCATTAATTGATTCAATGTTCTGTTCTCTTGTATCTCGTTCTGCCCGAACTACTTCAGGTGAATCCTCAGATACATTAAAGTATTTACTCATTAATTCTTTTACATCTGACATGTTTTATTTCCTTTAATAAATATTAAGTAGTTAGAGTTTTCTTTATTTATTTATAAAAAAATTTAAAAATGAAAAAATTAGTAAACGATATAGACAAATTATTAAATGAACAAACTAGTATAAATGGTTATTATGCAGTTGTATTATCCGAAGATTCTTATAATCAAGTAAAAGATTACGCAAATTATAAAATTATAAGATCTAATCATGTCACTATCGCTTTCAATCCAACAGTAGAAGTGGCTGAGAAATTAAGTATAGTTCTAGGTAAAAGAATATCTATTAAAACTAAAGAACTTTGTGAGAATAATAATATTCAAGCGTTCACCGTAGAGATGAATAATTTAGAAAGAATGGATGAAGGAATTGCACATATTACCGTATCTCATACGGAAAATGCAAAACCTTATGACTCAAATGAAATGCTTAAAAATCCCGATAGAATTCGCAATATAGAATTGAATCTTAACGGCACTTTTAAATACATTCCTCATAACAAATAAAAAAAGGGGAAATGCAAAAGCACCTCCCCCTTTTTTGGAAATTAATTTTAAAAAATTAATTCATTACTTCAAGTTAGAAACCATCATTTTGCGATAGTACTTATTTGCATGAGCAGTAATACCTGAACCGGTCACTCTAGTTGAACCTTGAGAGAATGGATTGGCAACAATTGCATCTCTACTCATGAATCCAATAATCGGAGTGAAGGTTTCTGGATTTTGTGCTTTCAACATCTGAAGCGGCTGATATGGGCAGTAGAAAATACCGGCATCATATGGAGATGTACCTTTAAATCCTACACACACAAGAGCGGTACTTGTTACGGGTAGATATGGGTCAATATATACTCTAAATTGACCATTCAATACACCAGCAAACAAGTTATCGGTCTCGTCACTCTTTAGGTTATTCTTCAAGTTAGAAGAATAATCCAATACGCCAGCCATTTGAAGTGCAGAAGCAACATCAGCAGAACAGATAATTACATTACCTTTTCCGCGTCTGGTCTCTCTAGCGATTTGATTTGCTTCAATTTCCAATTGGAACATCAAACCTTTGAACTTCTCTACAGACCATCTACCATTTGAATCTACAAGAAGGTCAAATGTGTCTGGAGCAGTAGTATTTTGTGCGCCTTTTTCAGCAACAGTATAAATTGTGCGAATTACTTGTCGGTTAATTTCTGCCAAAATTTCATTGGAAAGAATATTTGCCAATTCACTTTCAGCATTCAATCCATGAGTTGCTTTTAAGTCTTGAGCCATTTCCAACGTATATTGACCACGGAGCTTTCTTGTTTCCGCAGTCACAGACATCTTCTCAATTGAGAATGACATTTCTGGAATTGTACGATTTCCAGAAAGGCCCAAACCTTCACCAACAGATGTTGCCATTCCTGTACCCGTACCACCAGCACCAAAAAATACTGAAACTGGGTCTAGAGCAGGATGAGTAGTTGTATGATCACCGGAATATACAGTGTTTGCTTCACCATAAAATGCTTCTTTATTTGCAGAATTTGCACCACCGGTTCCATCATATAAACCACCTTCATTGGCTAGGTCTCCAGGTGAACCATATTGTGAACGCATTGCAAAAATTAATCCAACGGGGGATGTCATTGGTTGAACACCGCAAACATCATATGCCAACAATTTTGGCATAGTTCTTCTTACAAGAGAGATCAAAACAGGGTCAACCCACTGAAATGAACCTGGTGCAGAAGGATTACCACCAGCAGCATCAATACCAGAACCCATAGGTGCTTCTGATAAGAACAATCCCTGACCATTCTCTGTCTGAGCTTGTTGTCTCATCATTTTTTCTTGATTTTCCAAAAGAATCGCGGTAACACTTTTTCTATAAGTGTCATCAATATTTGGCAATTCCTCATGCTCTAAAATCGGTTTCCATTTTTCTTGAACTTGTTCGTTAAGAATCATACGTTCTCCTTTGTTAAAAAATTGAAATAATTTCTTTTATTTATTTATATATATCTTTTTTCAATTTTCAAAACTTATTATATTTTGAAATTGCTTGCTTATATATATCAATTGAAGATGGAGCAGTTTGCTCGGAATGATAATCTTCAACTAAAGTTGAAGCTTCATTTATTTCATTTTCAATAATATCTTCATTCTGTGTTTCTGCATTTACTGCAGTATTTTCATTTGAAAAATAATGTTCTTTAATAATTTGAACTTTCTTTTCAAATTCTTCTTCACTCTCGAAATCAACAGATTCAGTTAATTCTATTAACTGTTCTCTATCAGCCATTGTTAATTCAGATGTTTTTTCAAAAATAATATTCCTTCTTTTCTCTTCTTGTAGTTGCTTCTTCAATCGCATATTTCTCTTTAAGTGAGTATTTACTTGCTCTTGAAGTTCTTCAGTTTTTTCTTCCAATGAAACAACTAAATCTTCTTTTCCTTCTGGTACATCAATGTAATTTTCGGAGAAAAGATTTTTCAAACCAAAAATAAAGTTTTCTGTGATTTCAGTGCGAACACCTTTTTCAACAGCCAATTCATTTTCTTTTAACCACTCTTCTGCAACATATGTAATATATTCATCAACTTTTGTTGTTAGATTATCAAGTTCTTCATGAAGCTGTTCTGCATGTGCTTCTACTGCTTCTTTTAGATTATCATTGTATTGGGTTTCTAACTCTTCTTTAAGATTAGCTACTTCTTCATTGACCTTTGCTGTCAATACAGTTTCAAATAAGATAGCTGCTCTCTCTTTAAATTCTTCTGTTAGAGTTTCATCTTGTGCGAACAGAGACTCAATCTGCTCCTTAACGTCCTTCTTTTTCTTTTTATCAGCTTTCTTCTTGACTTCTTCATCATCAACTTCAACTTCTTCATCATCAACTTCATCATCAACTTTATCTTCTTCATCATCAACTTCAACTTTATCTTCTTCATCATCAACTTCAACTTTATCTTTTTTATCATCTTTATGTGCGGCTTCTGCCATCATCTCATCATCTTCTTTTTTGTCAACATCTTTCATTTCATCCATCATTTGTGTTGCCATAGTATTAACAGTAGTACCTTTTTCAATAGTTACCTGACTAGCAGAAGCATCCATTTTCATCTCCTTCATTAAAGCAGATAGTGTAGAATCAACTTTGTCTTCTTCTACAACAGTGCTTAAATCTGTGGTATTTTTAATAGAATCCCCGAATTTCTTTTTCATGAACTCGGAAATCTTATTTTTTACTTCAGTTTCAGTCATAAGATTCCTTTTACTTAATTGTTAATATATCAGTTCGTTTGTAGATTATTTATATTATTTTAATTTTTAGCGATTTCTTTCAAGAAGTTATCAAAAATTTTAAGAGTTTCATGTTCTCTGCGTTCTCTCAACTTCTCTTTAACACTTAATTCAATTGCATTCTTTGTATCTTCTAAAAGTTTTTCAAGTTTCACTTCTTTTTGACGAACTTGTGAATTTACTTTATTTTGAAGTAAAGTTTTCATCTCTTTATTTTCGTTCATAAGAACAAAAATTTTATCTTGCATTGTTTTAATTTCGGTCTTCATTTCTACTAATGTATCAAACCAAGGCATAGGATTTGTAGATACATTTTTTTCTTCATTTACTTGAGCTTCTTTTTTCAAAAAACTCTTAGTGTCTTCATTCCATATCCAATCAACAGATTCCATAACCATATCAACAAATGCTTTAGGAGCCGAAGGATCATATACTACATCAATTGCTGCCAATTGAAAATCTTCACCAACTAAAGAATATCCTTCTTGTTGTGTTAGTGAACCAACTCCTCTTGATGACACTCCGAGTTTTACACCTCCATCAACAAGACCACGTACAATATTACCGCATGGTGTATCCAATACCTTTGCTTTACCTAAAATATGATTACCATCTACGTTAAGTTCCGTAACCATATGTGATACTCTTTCAAGGTTTACGGTGGGGTCTGCAGGGTGATTCAATTCTCCCAATGCTCTCTGAGAATTTACCTTTTCCTCAACATATCTTTTAGTTTCTTTTTCTAAAATCGGCAAGGTATACATTCTACCATTTTTATTTGTTTCTTCGGCTTGCATGAATATTCCGGACAAAAAATGAGTTCTACCTCCACTTTCCGATTCTTCAGTAATAGTTTGAATATTATCTGAACTTTCTACAAGTAATTTCATTTATTCTCCTATCTTAAAGTTTTAGACCGTGCTTTGGTCATTTTACGTTTAACGAACATTCTTCTCATTTTACCAGGATTTGATTTAATTTTTCTCCATCTTTTTAGAGAAGATTTACGGTCCTTTTCTTTTTGTTTAGCGGGCTTAGTACTCTTTGGTAAACACATAACTTCTTTAACTTTTTTGCCTGCTACCGATATTTCTCTATTTAGAGGTTTTTTATATTCATCCGATTTGCATGTCATTACAATTTTATCAAGTTTAGTTCTAGGATTTCTTCTCCATCTTACATGAGCAAATCCTTCTACAATTTCTTGAAATAACTTTTTTTCCGATAGTGAACTACCTTCACCTAAATTAACATCTTCTTTAATTTCCATATTTTTAAATAGTTGCTCACTAGATGATACAAATTTTTCTACTTTTTTTCCTATACTTGGGTCGTCTTCTCCAACAGATGTTACAAAATTATTTAAAAGGTCTACTATTTTTTTTCTTTTTTTATCTGAAAATTGTGACATCATAGCTGATAATCTCTTTGAATCTATGGCTTTACTAGTAGTTACTGGTAAGTTCTCTGATTTATTTTCTATTTTTTTAGGTTCTGGCTTTATTTCTATATGTTTCTGAGTTTCGGATATTTCTTCAAGTTTTTCATGAGTGGAGCCATGAATATAATTATATAATTTAACAATATCTTTATTATATTTTTTTATACTTGCGCTGAAATCATCATATTTTAATTTATTTTTATCCATTAAAAAATGATACAAACTATACATCTCTTGAATTAAACTAAGTAAATTTTCTTTAGAAACTATTGATTTTGAACGTGTATCAAGAACATTTGAAAATTCACCTACAGCTAAAATTAAATCAGGGTCTTTTTTAACTAATTCAGCTAGTGAAGATAAACTTATTGCATAATGATAATACATAACATGCATTTGAAACAATGCCGCTGGATTTAATTTTATGTTGTCAAGAGATATTCTTTTTTGAGATAGAATATTTTTTTGAAAATTTTCTAATTCATTGTAAACTTCTTTAGCTGTATTAAATCTTTTGGTTTCATTTTTGCTCTTTAATATAGATTCGCCTATTGTTCTCAAATTCTTATTATTAAATTCAGGCATTAAGTTTTTCTGATTTTTCAAAGCAGAAAAAATATCATCATAGTTATTTTTATTATCATCATTTCTTGGTATCGTTCCGCCCTTAGACAAAGAGTCTTTAAATGAAGATGCATAATTTTTTACATTAAATTCAAATCTTTCTCTCCAACCTTCTAAAAGATAATTTGAATTATTTTCATATTCTACATTCTCATCCATTCTTGGATATCCACGGTCATAAAGTTTTTGTTCCGCCTTTTTCTTTTCATTCTCTAAGTATTTTACAGTATTATGATTAGGTGAAAGTTTAGCAAGAGCAGTGCTATGTTTTAATGTAATATTTAAATAATGGTCTCTTAATTTTTTTAAAATTGGATCAGATTTAGTAGGAGCATATTCTGCAGTTCCCTTTCCTTTGGATTCACCTGCATCAAATATTATAGGTTGTGAAATTATAAATTTACTCAATTTAGAATTTCTATCTCCTAACTCTTTCATGCGGGTTTTTATAGAGTTAAATTTCTTTTCTGTTCTTTTGAATTCAAAAGAATCTGTATCCATATCATCTAAATTATCTTCTAATTCAGCTAAATCATAGCTTAAATCTTCAATCTCTTTTGTATTTTTATTAAATTCTTTTTGATACTTATTTGATATTCGTAAGCGTTTGCCCTTTTTAGTAGGAGCAAGAGAACGCACTTTAGCATAGGCTTTATTAGTTAATCCTTTACCTGCTGATTTAGCACCAGCAGTGATTTTATCTATAGCATCATCTATAAAAGACCTTTCTAGTAATAAAAGATTGACACCTGAATTAATATAGTAATTTTCGTAATTTTCTTTTATTATGTCTGATAATAAATTATTCTTCTGCACTTGCGACTTCAGGCTCTGATACGGGTTCTGTTGTTTGTTTTGGTTCTTCATGCGAGGGTTCTTTATTAAAAATACTGTTAGATAATTCTATTTTTTTATCTTCTAATTTATCATAAATTTTATTAGCAATCATCTGCTCAAAGTTTTCTTTTGTCTTGTTCATATCACCGTCATTAATACTTTTTATCATTTCTTTTGATAGATTTTCCATTATAATTCTCCAGTTGTTGGTGTAGTAGTCGGTGGTGTTTCTGCGCCACCCAAATCATTAATCATTCCACCTGCTGTCGGCTCGGGTGTACCCGGTGTTAAACCTCCCAAACCACCCATTCCTAAATCAGGTCCTCCTAAACCTCCGAATCCACCTCCAAGTCCAGGTTCACCTTCTTGTGGTGCAAATCTTTGGTCATATTTTTCTTCTTCAATTTCTTCTTCTATACGTTCAATATCATCATCATTAAGTGCTAATATATTTTTACGTATATAATTTGCTGAGAAATACTTTCCTCTATATTCTTCAGCATCTCTCAAAACATTCATTTTTTCTGTTAGTAATTCTAAATTTTTAAGAGCATTAAAATTGCTATCTTGGTCGTAAATAAAATGAATTTCGTCTTTAATTTCTTCCCATTGTTTTAAAGAAATAATATTCTTTAAAATTAATTGTCTCTTTAATAAATCCAAAAATAAACCGGAAAAACGTACTCGTAATCTTTCTATAAATCTTAAAAATTTATATTCTTCTCTAGAAATTTCGCTTGCTCTACCTAATGAAAATCCGCTTTCTGGTTGCATTCTAGAAATTGGTACATTTAAAGAACGGAATAATTGTCTTTGAAAAAATTCTAATTCATCTAATTGTGTAAAATTAGCTTCACTTCCCTGTAAAGTGTCAATCTCCGTGGTTGCCGAGCCATTTCTCCGAGGCATCCAGTAGTCTTCAAGCATTGCTTGAAACTTGCGGTCATCTCTTAGTTGACCGGTCTTACTGTCATAAACCATCTTGTTGCGATACTGATTCATCAGTGAGTGCATGTATTGTTCGGCTTTTGCTTTTGGTAAATTACCAACATCAACATAAAACACTCTTCTGGATGGCGCACGGCTTAATCTGTATATAATAGCCGAATCTTCTAACATTCGTATTTGATTTAATGGACGAAATGCTTTATGAAGATAAGAAATTACATTTTTTCGTCTTTCATCTAATAAACCGCTGTTTGTATATACAATTGAATCCGATGCTATTTTTAAAATATTACTTCTCTCTCCACCTACATTAGTACCATCGTTTTCTACATTAAAAACTCCAGTTTCTGAATATAAATAATATTCATTAAATTTTTGATTTATCGGTATTTCATCCATTCCTATACGAACACTTTCTTCATTATCAGTCTTTTGTCTTTCTCGTATCTTTTTTATTTTAAATGGGTCTATAGGTCTTAGCTCTACTATACCTTTTTGTGGATTTTTAGTATCTATAAGAACATGATAGAATATTCTACCATCTATAAACCACTTTCTAAAAATTTCAAATCCGGCGTATTTAAAATTTAATTTATCTAAAATATTATAAAACTCATCTCCTATTTTATCTCTTAATAGTTGAGAAAAATTTAGATAATCAAGTTCAATATTTACAGGATAAGTTTTTCTTCCAGAAACTATTGATTCATTTACTATTTCATCAATAGCAATTTCACATTCTGGTTGCATAGACATTGAGCGATATCTAGCCATCAAATCAAATTCATTGTTAAATGTACTATCTAGGTTTAGATACGTACCGTATACGCCGGCTGCTCCTACAACAGCAGAACCGTCATCAAATTCAGGAGGTGAAAAAGATTGAATATTTTCATTTTCTTTTTCTTGCTGTTCCTCAAATTTCCATCCAAATAATGTAGCCATGAAGTTAAACTCCTTTGATAAATTAAACTAAGTGTATCATTTATTTATCAATCACAATTTTTAAAAATAAAAAAACCCACACTTATTAAGGTGTGGGTTTTAAGAAAAAAAACAAATAATTAATTATATTAACTAGCCTGAACCCACCCTTTAGCTTCTTCAAGGTCACTGTCTCCCGAAGGATTAAAAGGATTGTCAGTTGGTGCTTCGTTCGGTAGTTTTTCCCAATATTGATAAGAGAATGTAACAGAAAATTCCTCTATAGTATCTTTAGTGTCCCAGCTTAAATCTATAGCACTAATATTGATTGGAAATGCGTCTTTAAAATAATAAGATGCACTATATTCACCACCTGGAATTGCTCCTGTAGCAACCGTACCCTGTTTTTTCAACTGATGAACTTCTAAGTCACCAAAAATTGTTGATGAGTTTCCAAAAGCAGTTTTGGATTCAAAGATTGCTTTGCCTGGCGCCATGTATTCAATCCAAGCTTCAAATACATGACGAATTCTATAATCTTCATCATTAATAATAGTTACTGTCCAATCAGCAAACGTTCTATCAATAGAAGGGACTTTAAATTCTCTTCCTAAAAAATTAATAGGAACACTATTGATTGTTGATTCCGGTATCTGCGCTGTTTTAATAAAAAATGATATATCATTTGTTTTTAATCCCGATCCTTCAACAATCAGGGATTGCAGCGATTCTTGCGCTGATGTTGGAAAATTTATTTTGCTATAAAACAAAGATGGTCTAGCACCACCCTGCTGTAATTTATTTCGTAATGCGGTTACACTGATTCCCATTTTTCTCCTTTGAAAAAAGTGGACGCTAGGCGTCCGTTATTTTTTATACGCCTAGGTCAGTAAAATCTACAGACTGGCCGACTGCTGTGAAGTTTAATTTAATAAAGTTAATTACATATGTTGGTTTTACATATAAATCAGCAACAAAACGATTTGCTTCAATAATATCGTCAGTATTATTAGTTTCATCACAGACAACGCGGAAATCAGAAGCACCTTGGTCTGCAACTACAGTTTCCATATACTTCTCGGCTACTCTTGCAAATTCTGCACGGGTAGTTGGGGTATTAAATTCAAATAATCTTCTCCTTGCTTGAGCTATTACAAATTCTTTTAATGTGATGAACAATCTTCTCACATTAATTCTATCAAATGCACTTGGAATTCGTTGTAATGTTTTATCACCATATAAAATAGTTCCTTCACCTCTGAAGGTAACTACTGGATTAATTTGATTAATATACAAATCGTCACGATGTACTGGTGCTGGATTATAAGCTAATTTTACAACATTTTTTATGGAACCTCTTGTTGTTCCAGCTGGTGAATACCAAGGTTTGAAATTTAAATCTGTAAGTGCCATCAATCCTGCCATATCACCAGACAATGGTAGCCATCTATAAGTATCTGAGTAACCGTCATATTGGTACTTAAAGTTACCATCCATAATTCCATAAGAACTATCATATACAGCATCTCTCCACTGTATTATTTTATCTGTAATTTTTTGTGGGTCTGATTCTCCTCTTGCAGTAGCACCATATTCCGGTGATACACAAACTACACAATCTTTTCTATCTTCTGCAACTTGTATCATTTTAGAAATAGCTAAATGATAGTTCAATGGATTACCTAAATCGTATGTCCATCCTGTGAGGAAAAAGTCTAATTCCCAAGATTCTTTTGCTTTAAATAATTCAATAGCAGCAATTAAATCATCATTTCCTACAGAACTTCCATTTGTACCACCACTAAATGTAGAAGAAGTTTTGCTTGAATTGAGATGATATGTATTGAATATTGTACTCAGAGCAGAACTTCCCCAATTTGAAGGATTTATACCATCATTTATTGGATGATTTGCCCATTTTACCCATTCCGAATTACTATTTACTCTCCCTACGTAATAGGTAGGTACTCCATAATCATCCACTCCATCAATAGCAACTGATAAAAATGAATAACTTTCAATAACCTCTCCCATAGTACCCGTAATTTGACCATGATTATCTACAACAACCATATGCATTTGATCGTTAAAATTACCATTTGGGTCACTATTCAATGCTCGTATACTATTTGATGTTGCTGGTTCACCAGTGAACAATTCTGCATATCTCCAAGAACGATACCAAGGTACAGGACTTGATGAAGAGACTAATCCAATTAAATTGGCATGTAGTTTTAATTCTATATTTGATACAACTTCAGTAACTCTTAGTGTTTGTCCTTGCACTGTAATCAAATCACCAACAGAAATTTGTTTTGTGAAAACAGTACCTACACCATTTAGTATATTGGTGTTATTGGAGAAGTAAACCATACCCATCAAGTTATCTGGAGAATTTCTTCTAGCACTAACAGAAAATTCTCTAAATCTTGACCTTTCTTTAACTGTTGCAGTTGTCACGTAGTTTACAGGATCAAATACAGTTGTTGCTGGTGCTGTAGTATTTCCAACTGTTACGTATGCATTAACAGTTTTAGTTCCGGTATCAATACTTTCAATTAATAAATTATAAGTATTAGATTGTAGAGTAATTGATACTACCTTTTGTTGCTCTACTACAGTTAAATCTTCTGCAAAATAACCAGTAGTTGAATTCATAAAATCAAAGTATGTTGGATCATCTATTTCATTATTATGAGCAAATTTCACTTTATATTTTCCAGCAATCTCTGGGTCAGATTCAAATTCTAATTGATTTAAATTCGCTACTCCTGCATTTGCTAAACCTACATTATATGCTCTTTCTGTAGCAAAGCACATATCTACTTTGAGTGTATTTCCTAATATTCCTGGATATCTTGCAACCCAAGAACCATGAGCATTCGTAGCTCCGAAGTTAGGACCTACTCCTGTTCCATCACTTAATCCACCTTCTTCTATTATAAGTTTATCTAGATAATCCTCGTCATTTTTTACTAACGTTGGACTTCCTGAAAATGTAGCGTTCTTTGCAGTATCGTTATCAATCAAACGAACAACGTTTAAGTTATCACCATACTCTAAAAAGTTTTTACCATTAAACCATTCAATATAATTATTAGATGTTGGCTTCCCAAATTCTAAAGCAAGTTCTGATTCTGAATGAACCATAGTAGGGATCATTGCAGGACCCCAAGAATATCTTCCTATTACACCTGCTACGCTAGTTTGAGGAACAACAACTTGACGGACTGAATTGTCAATCTCATTAGTAACAATTCCCGGTGATAGTGTGAAATCAGCCATGTTATATCCTTTTTATGATGCGTGTTACGTATAAAAATTACATCAAAAAATAAATTATAATTATTGAATTTTTTATTTAAAAATATTTATCAATTTTCAAGTTTTGGTAACTCATCAAATAACCATCTATTTTGTTTAAGTATTTCAATGTCTTCTCGTTGCGTGTCTTCTTCAAATGATGGAGATATAAATTCATCTATACCATCATTCAAAAATCCAAAAGGTAAATAATTTTCTTCATTTTCTTTTTCTTCTACATATTTCATTAAATTTTCACGTATATCACTATCATATAACTCTTTAAAATATTCTTCATCAACCATCCAAGAAAATAAAACTAAGGTCATTATACAATCATCATGTTTTCCGTTTTCGGCTTTGTACGAACCTGACTTTGCATCAACAGAAAATGTTAAGAATTCTCCAATTGTATCAGAATCAGTAACCAACAATTGTTCCTTTTCAATTAACATTTTTAAATTAGAACAACCTATTCTTTTTACTCTGGCTGTTGTGGTAATACCCATTTTAGCATTTTTATGGAAACCACTAGATAGTGTAGTTTTCATGTCTCTCTTTACAGTAGTAAACATATTTTCATATTCTAAGTCTTGAGATAATACATCAGTTACTTGAGAACCGATATTATTTTCTTCTACTAAAATATATGCTTTATTATATTTTAAAGCTGTATTATGAATTACTCTGGCATATATGATCGGTTGTATTGTGTTGTCACGAAAAACCGCAACCACTTTAAAAGGTTTCATTGACACATCAATTACAGAAAATACAGAAAAGTCTTGCTCTCTACCTTTTGAAACATCCGCCACAATCACATAATTATGTTCATCTTGTACTTTTCTGTAGATTTTTAAATTATCAATCTCTTTAACTGGTCTTTCAATTGCCATATCTTTAAGTTTGGTAGATGCAATTAAAGTTGCTGTACTACCTAAGAATTGACAACAATGTTCTACAAGAAATTTCTCTTCTCCAAATTGAGCAACAGTTTTCTTTTTCCATTCTTCACCTCTATCTGGTCTTTGATACCACATTACTTTGTATGGAATAAAATCATTTACACCAGCTTCCGCTTCTGTCCAAAATTTATAGAAATGATTTAATCCTTTTGGTGTGGATGTCATTACAACTTTAGAAGATGTACCAGATGATATAGTAGGATAAGTAGCTGACCAAAAGATATCAAAGTTATCTACGAAAGCACACTCATCCACATACAGTAGGTTGATTGTCTCACCACGTATACTATCCCCTGTGGATGCCGAAACCATCACTGTACACCCATTTTCTAATTCTATGGAGTTGACATTCCATGATAGTATTCCTTGCTGCATCCATAGCGGTATGTGTTCATATGCTTGCTTGATAAGTCTTAAACTCTTTCTGGCAGTCTTTGTGTAGTTGGCAAGGATAGCAACGTTCTTTGAGCTATTGAATAGAATATAATGAAGAATATATCCACATACGGTAGTTGTCTTAGAAATCTGTCTTGCTGACAAAACAATTGTATTTCTATTTTGGTGAACAAGATTTATTATGTCCTCCTGATAATCCCATAATTTAATAATTTGTTTACCTTTATCAATAGTCACAATCTGAAAATAATTATTTAAGAAATAAATCACATCATTTTTACATTTAATATATTCCTCAATTTGAGTTCTTTCAAATGGAATATCTTGACCAACTCTTTTTAGCTTTGGATTGTTTTTATAGTTTTGAAGTTGAACTGACATAAACCACCATTTTAGAATTAAATAAATAATATAAACTGTCTATCTATTTATTTCAAGGAGATTTTATATATGAAGAGCTTTTTAGGGTTTTTAAAAGAAAATTCAACACTAGTTGATGAAGGTACTTTTTTTAGTGAAGATGCCGCGGGTAAGTTTGATAAGAAAACTTTAGAAGATAATGTAATAAACAAAAATGTAAAATTAGGATATTATTTATATTTTGTAGAGTATCGTTCAAT